GTAATCCTCTTTGTCATAGGCAGTAATTCGTATTCTTCTTTGGCTAACGTGCAAATCAACGTGAACGCGATCGATCGGTTTCAAGGGATAGTTGATCAGTTTACAAGTATTCAATTCAAGAGCATCTTCTTTGAAAGTTGCCTCAAATTGTTCGCTTGGAAAACTTAATCGACTGATAAGCGTTCCATCCATTACAACTTCTGAAAAAAGTTCTTCGCTATCAGCTAAAATCTTCTTTACTTTTCCGAGAGCAAGAACAAGTTTTTCTGTTAACGGAACAAGAACATAGACAAAAGACATTCCATCATCATTTTCAAGTTTGGCTAATATCGACTTGATCAACTTTCACCTCTTCTTTGGGATAGGTTTCTTCCATTTCTCGATCTTCACAATAAATTCTAGCATATTCCTCTTTGCATTTATACCAACCCAAAAGAGGAATTGGAGTTGATTCAGGTGCGGCAACATCCATTCCAAGAGAAAGCATTTTTGCCATCGCTGGTGTCGCTCCATCTAAAATTGCGGCATCATAAATTGGTTTCATTGCTTCATCGAAAATTTCTTGAAGTGGATTTTCTTCAATGTCTTTTACAGTAAAAACTGGATCTGGAACAAGATCAGACACAAGATCGTGAGAAGGTAAGTTTTCTCCAGGCATTCCCAAGATGTACCAATTTAGATGTTCGTCTGAAACTTTTGAGAATTCGTGCGGAAAAACACGAAGTTGTGTTCCACGATAAATAATTTTTACTGCGCCTACCCAATTGGCTTCCAATCCATGATATGGAGCCGGAATATAAACAGTATTTTCATCCGGTAATTCTGGACCACCAGCACATTCACAAAGCGCATTTCTTTTTTTCTTTTTCTTTCCATCCCAGGTGGTATCGTCATACCAAACAGAGTGCCCACAATTCATACATGTTTCTTTTTGTTGTTTGGCATGTCGATCATCGGGCCATGGTTCAGCCCAAAAAATAGATAGTTTTGGTGGAGAAAATTCAGTTGGCAGTTTTTTAGTTAAAAGAATCCACATATTTACCTTTCGGTAATAAAGAGAACTGTTCCAACATCGGTGCCAGATGCGTGAAATGATTTATCGGGGAGAGCGACTAAATAATGGTTTTCATTTTCTCTTACCCATTTTCTGAATTCTTCATATTTGGATCGAGAGTTATAGAAAACTGCAGCACTCATGACTGAGACAAGTTTTCCACCTGGTTTGAGTAATTTGTAGGCTTTCAAAACATGATCAATATCCTGCCCTTCTTCAAATGGGGGATTCATATAAATTCGATCAAATTTTGTGTTTTCTTCGAGCTGAAGAAAATCACCTGGCTTTACCCAACAACCCAACTGATAGAGAATATCACAACGTTGAATGTTCTTTTCAACAGCAATAATTTGATCGGCTGGAATATCATGTTTGGTGAGATATTTGACAATTGCGCCAGTTCCTGCAGATGGTTCGAGATAAGTTCCTACAATAAGAGGAACGTGTTTCACCATTTCATCAATAACCGCTTCAGGGGTTTCGAAAAAGCCATCTTTTTCAATTTCAAGAGATCCAGATTCAATCAATCCCTCAACTTCAAGACGAGGATCAACGGAAAACAAATGAGCTCCAGCTTTTCTGTTCCACTTTCCACCCATTGCTTCAAGAGCTTTATTTGTTCTTACATAAAGATCTCGAGACAATTGCCCAGTAAGCTTTGCAGATAAACCATCTTCTGTCCACTCCATTTCTTTAAGAGTATCAAGTACATCTTGCTCAAATTTAAGTGTTTTTGTCAGTGACATATTATTCTCCTTGTGAATTGATAAAATCTTGAACAATGCGTAAATGAGTATAAATGTGATCTGGCTTCAATCGATCAGTAGGGATTTCACTTGCTTTAATTATTTCCGCTTCTTCTTCGTCAATATAGTTGTTTTCAAACAACCAAACCTCATAATTTTTTTCTTCATCATCAATATCATATTCCACTATTTCTTTTAGGTGAGGAATAATTTCTTTTATTGTTTTATTCTCAGGCATTAAAATCCTCTTTTTTCAATCATTGCATGAATATTTTTACTTTTCATGTGACCAAAGTGCCATTTATGGCAAAAATCACATTTATAAATTTGAAATCCATGAACACCTTTTTGATTCGAAAGAAACGTACTTGCCTGTTCAAAAGAATCGAAAGGTCTTTTTTTACCACACGATCTTCTTCTAAGATGCCTTTTGCTTGCCATTATAAATTATTTACCAATTTGTCGTTTTCATAAGTTCCGGCTTCTCGTCCACGAATTGGGAACAGTCCGTAATTTTCATAAAACTTGTCGGCAAGATATGCTCGAAGTTCTTTTCCTTCCCACGTTTTAGGAACTTTGCCAGATTTTATATTGCCAATAATTTCAGCTAATACAGTTTCGGAAACTCCTTTTACAAATTCTATTTTCTCGTTTTCATTCATTCGCATAAATCCTATCGGGATGATGTAAGAAAAACCACTCAAGATCTTCAATAATATTGTTATTTACGTGACTGACAACATATCTACTGTTTTTTCGATCAGCCGATTTATAAGAAAGATCACAAGACGATAAAATATTACCTTTCACATTAACATATAATACCCCTTCTATTTTTCCACCATAAAACAAACGAATGTTATGGTCTGGTTTTCTTGTTGCTTCTCCATAATTCTCTTTTGCCCTTCCCTCGAACAATAGATTTTGTGATATTGAAGAAGATCCTCGCATATCAAGCTTCGCAAGCCAGCCTACTTCTTGATCAGCCCAATTCTCGATTTTCCAGGTATCTATTTGAGTATGGTAATTATCAATTGATACCTGAAGACCATTCAATTCTTTTTCTTCAGATCCACTGAAAAGTCGCAAAAGACATTGTTGAATTCTTTTAGTGAAGTTAAGACCATTGGTAGAAATCCAGAAATGATTATAGGTAACGTGGTGGTGAATCATACTTTCAATGGCGTATTCCATTAAGTCTATCGCTAGAGTTGGTTCGCCACCAGTAAACATAAGAGTACCAATTCGGGTTACTTTTGAGAAAAAAGCATCAATATATTGTTTTTTGATTCGCAGTTTTTCTTTTTCTCCCCTAAGACAATGAGGACACTCCATATTACACCATCGAGTAAGTTCAAAAACAACATCAACAAACTCAAGATCAATTGATTTGTTCACAGGTACAAAATCCATTGTTATTCCAATTGATCACAGGCTAAAAGAATACGTTCAACAACATATCTTGCCTTTTCTTCAGTTTCAGCATATCCACAGATTGGTTTTCCCTCTTTTGTTCTTGCAATATTTAATACTCGCGCTTCCCAATACCAAGGATAATGTTTTTCTGGAACATCATGATGAAGTTGGATTAATCCCCAAACCGAACCAATACCATCAACCGCAACAAATTGAAGGTATTCATCATTTATTTTTCTCCAGTTACGCAAACTTGCAATTTTTGTTCCTTTTATAAAAACTATTCCCTGGAGAATATTGTTTACTGTTTTACTTGAAACAGGTAGACCATTGCAAGAATCTTCGATCATTTTTGCAAGGCGATCAATCTCAGCCGATATTTCGTTTGTGTCTGAAGCACCACAGCTTAGAAAATATTTCTCAGCTATCATTCGATAATTAATCACATGGACCGTCCCATTCTCCGAGATCCGGATCTCCAAGATCAATTCCATGCTTTTCAGCAACACCAAGAAAATAATCGTCAAGTTCATTGACCATATTTTCTTCTGCGTCTGTCAAAGGAGCTTGAATAGGCGTTACTGGAAGTAATGTTCGGTCAAATTCTCTTTTATCAATACGTTTTCGCAATTTTTCAAATGGAGTAGTCATTTACTCTCCTGTTACTATAAATTGAGCGGCACGCTTTAGAATACTTACTCTCACTGACAAGGTATTCCATTCATGTGTTTCATCAAAAATAGGCTTCATTCCAAAAGTAAGACCACCTTCATTTGCAAGACGGTCCCAGACAGCCAAGCGAATGCCATTGAAGTGTCTGTCTTCTTCCCAAGCCATCTTTAATTGACTTAAAGGAAAAGCGTTCTTTACTCTTGCAATTACTGCAGGGGTAAGAAATTGCTTCATGTAATCACTATATGAGATTTTGTGAGCTAAAAGATCTTCATGAGTTATCATGGGAACAATCCATAATCAACTTCATCAACATAAAGACCAGCAGGAAGCTCTTTATCAAATTCATAGCGTTCCATTACGTTTACGATATGCATTCCAGTTTCACCGTAATCTGGACCAAGAGGATTGCCACCATTGTTCATGACACAGAACAAGAAGTTTTGCTTTCCTTCACTGCAGAGTTGATTTGCTCTTTCACGGCTGGCAATTTTCGGGTTTCCGAATTCAGCAATAAGTTGTTCAGTTGTGTATTCAACTTCCTGTACTTCGTTCATATTTTTTGGTTCAGATGGAATTGTTGGCATTATATTCTCCTAAATGCGTTATTGGCTTCCTTGAGTTCCTTGACACCAGCGAACAGTATCTTTGCAATAAGATAAAGTATAAGCACAGTCAATCTTCGATGTAGATATTCATTTACTAAGAGGGGAATATCCTTGTCAATTTGTTCTTCTAATTTTGAAGTGTCCATTTTCTACCTCCACATCAGGCATATGTTCACCCAGGCATCCGTTGACACCGGGTACGATAGAGTTGATCACTTTCTTTATTGAGACAGGAATTTTGTCGTTGTCAAGTGCGTGTGAACAACCAGCGAAATCATATAAATGGTACTTCTTAATGAATCTGGATGGCGTTTTATCTGTATAGTAAAACCAGTAATCACCGTTTCCAGTAAGAAACTCAAGATGATATTTCAGTATCCACGGAAGGATTACTTTATGAAACTCAATATCAGCAAAGGCTAAAATCTTTTTGATGTAAGCATCAAAGAGTTTGTCCATAACCTTTTCTTGCTTAGTTTGATTTTCCACGACTGTTTATCTCTGCAGTATTCAGATAGATTGCTTTGAGTAAATGGTAAAAGCAATGAAACATACTCATGAGGAGTAAACCGATAAAATCATATCCGGTTGGAAGTTCACCGCTTTCAATTATCGCCGTTCCATGATCTACTGACTTTTGAGCAACTTCTTGTAGAAGCTGTTCGGCTTTGATGTAATTCAATTCTGCCTGAGACAATTCTTTTTGGTCTGTCATGCTGGATATTCTCCAAACGAAAGTAAGCAATCCTCAAGTATAGGTTCACTTTCTGGATCATCGTAAACCTCAAGATACAATCTGGCACACCCTACCTCCCTCTTCCAAGTTCGGAAGAGGGTAAGGGCTGCCAACAAGTCATTGGTATGTTCATCGAGATTATTCGTGAACACGTGAAACATGAAAATCATTTTTTGGGTTTGTCTTCTTTTGGAGTAATGGATTTGATCGAAGCGTAAGGATCTCCAGTTTTGAAGAGAGCCTTTACTTCTGCATCGTCCTTGTGCTTTTCAAAATAGGCTTCTTTGGCTTCTTGATCAATACCGCTTCTGCCTTTGTTCCAAATGACTTGATAATGAGTAGCATTTACTGTTTCGCCCAATTTCAAACACTTTTCTTTCGCTTCGTTGTGGTACTTTGCCTTGTTGTTTGAAGCTGTGTTTGCATAAGGCGCAAACTCTTCTTCGATTTCTTTGATCTGCTGACGAATTTCAGGGGTAAGAATTGAGTCGATTCTGGCTTGTTTTTGAATTGCCATATTGTTGACTTCGACATCAATTGCATATCCCTTTTCAAGTAGTTCTTGAATTTCTTCTATCTGTCCCATTTATTCTCCTTTCAAAATAACATCGAATGATCTGTAAAACTTGAATACCTTTTCAAACATTTCTGTTGCTTTGTTGGCAAAAGTATCATAATGACTTTCACTTTCTGCAACATGGCAATAAAGATGAATTGCCACACTCAAAAGCTGTTCGTTTGAATCTACCTTTTCTGGAAGGAACACAATGATCTTTTCAAGATCTTCTGAGTCTTGAATTTCTTCAGCTTCGTTTGTGTCACCACGCAATCCAAACTCAACTGGTTTTCCCTCATACTTATCCAGTTCCATAAGAAAATCAAAAATCTTTTTGAACTTAACAATATGATGTGCAACGCCAGTATTTATTTCTGGATTGAAAGATTCCCAAATGCCAAGATCAGTATTGTACTTTTTGTTTTCTCGTTTTTTTCTTTTATCTTCTTTTATCGAACGATAAAAAGCATTGATCGAAGACGACATTTTTGAATGATCAGACATAAATGTTCCAGACTTTGAAAAGCCATCTCTTGTTACGGTAAACGGATAGTCTTTATCGTAAGGAGTCAATTCTGTGTTTACGTCCATCAGATAACAAATATGAAGCGAGTCTTCCGGGTAGTATTCAGATGTTGATCGGGTAAACAATGGCAAACCGTTTGATCGAACAAGAGTTTGCGGATAGTAAGTTGTTGTGTAATAGTCGATACACAGAAAACCAAGTTCGGATCCAACTGTATTGATTCGAGAAACTCTTTCTCCATTCAAATAAATAGTAAGCCCATCACGATCAATACAACGCAAAAACCAAACAAACATTTTTTGTTCCCCGTTGAGAAAACACGTTTTTGAAACAGAAACTCTTGTTTTTCCATCGTCTTCATATTTCTCGAGCTTCTTATGAGCAGACAGAATCTTCTTGGTGAGACGGAATCCTTTTGAACTTACATCAAAATCGTCACAAGAAAAAATTGCAAGCTTTGCAATACCAAATCCGCCAACAATAACTTTTTCTCGATCTTTACTTGACCCGCCAAGAGTAAGGAACGTATTGATCATCGTTTCATATTCCATTCCAGATCCATTGTCAGTAACGGTAAGACGATCGGAAAAGTCTGTATCAACTTCAATTTCCGTAGCACCCGCATCAAGTGCGTTTTGGAATAACTCGCGGATCAAGACCCAAGACATTGGTTGCGAATATAGCTTTTCCCCCAACTGAGAAACAATTCCTTCGTCCAGTTTTAATTCAGCTTTCTTGTTTGTGTTTGTCATTTTAGAATACCTTGTGTGCTTAGAATGTAAGAATAGAGAATAGATAAATTATAGTTCTTTTTCATAATCGGCTAGATTGAGGTGATTGATTTCTGCTACGTGATTCAGCAGATCGACATATTGTTGTTTTGCTTCTGCATATCGGGCAAGTTCGACAAGGGCTTTTTCAGAATATCTAGAAGCCACTTGAAGAAGTTTCCATGATCCAGTAAAAGCACCCACAACCGTTTGAGTCCCTTTTCTTCCCTCAAACTCATAAGTTGAGATTTCTTTTGGAGTTACAGCAAGACGATAACCTCTCTCTTCTTTTCTTCCTTGAAAGTAATTCATTCCACCAAGATGATAGAACGCTTCAACAACAATCTTCTTAACAGGATTTTCCTTATTTTGGAAACGAGCGATGAGTACGTGTTGCTTATAAACTGGTTCCATTTGCGTTCTCCTTTGGCAAAACAGAATAGTCTTTTACGACTTCGCCGTGTTCGATAGACCCCCTAATTTGATTTCCCCACCAATAAGTTCCGACAGTTCTTCCTAAAAGCGGTTTTTCTGGAGTAAAAGTCTTAAAATGTCCACGGCAAATATGTAAAGCTTTTTTCATCCCATTATGTTCAAGTCCACCCTCGTATTTCAAAACTTTTTTCATAGGATTTATATCAAGTGTGTAATATTTTATTGTTGGTGTTTTATTGCTTTTTTTATGATGCATTGTTGGAGAGTGCGCTAATATATTTACATTTTTACAATTCATGAGACTTGTAGCAAATCTAGCCGGAAACATATACATAGCAAATGGACCGGCAGCTTCTTTTATGCACTCTTCTTCTGTGTAACTTTCTGGCTTCAATATTTCAACAAAAGTATTTTCTTTATCTGACTTTTTAAGAATTCTTCCATTTTTATCAATAAAAAGTGATGCCTTTAATAATATCCATCCAGGCCCCTTTTTTGAATCTATAAAAACATAAGTTTCCGATATCCATTTGGTTTCTTCAAAATGCATAAGATGTTTTTCAACTGGAATATTTTCAAATGATTGAATATATACTCCAACTTTGTCCGAATAATATTTACTTGATTTGTGATATTCAAAAAACATATAAGGAAACGGCGGGGCAACATTTGGAATATCTTTTTCCGAATATTCAATTTTTTCTTTATCGAGAAATAAATAATCGTAAACATTTTTAATATTTATATTTACAATTCGTTCTTGGTTTTTTTTGAAATCATAAAAAGGTTTATTTTCTAAGTTATTATCAAATTTTTCTAAGTTCAGTTGTTTTAGTTTGTCAAACAAAGAAAGATTCATGTTTTTACTTATCCTCCTCTGGATAAAATTGAGCCATGAACTGAACTGACTTTCCAATTGTTTCTACAATCTTGTGGTTGAATGGAAACACATAGACTATTTGCGTGAATAGATATTCACAATGCTCTATGAGCTTGTCTTCAAGTGGTCGTTTATTCCAGACTGAAAGAAGCACTAAAATATTGCAATTTCCCCCTACATCTTTGCATGAGTGTTTTACATAAAGTGGACCATTTTCTTCGTATTGAGTAGCATCGGGTCTTTCGTCACAAATTGGGCATTTTTTGATATGCAAATCAGGAGTATTTACGAAAGTTTTCATGACCAATCCCATACAAGAAGATATCGAAGATCTGTTTCTGGAATATCCCAACCAAGCTGAAGTAAATAATGTCGAGTTCTTGCCCAATTATCTCGAGCAAGAGATGGCATATTTTCGAACATACCATCTACAAATCTATTACACTCAACATCATGATCATCGTAACGATAGCTTTTAAAAAGAAGTTGGTGATCTTCTTTTTTGTAAGTTGGTATTCTTAATACTCCTTTGCGCTGAAGTCTTTTATAAATTACCGCAAAAGCTCTAAAAATATCTTCATCATAAACATGAGAAAGAAATAGTCCTGTTACTTCTGGAATATGATATTCGTCTGTGTTGCAAGGATTGTAAATAAGGTCTGTTATATGACGACCTTGATAAGGTTCTTGAATTGCATCATCATAATCTTCATTTTTAGATTTCCAGTAAACAGTATCGAGAGCATAGATAGTATCTAAAGACAAATGCTTTATATGCCTTGGATCTCTTTTTTTTATATTGTCAACTCCAACAAGAATTGATACTCCTGGTCTAATTCCCATTTATTTATGATCCGGTTGAGCAGGAACTAGCGCTGGAGATTTTTGTGGAAGTTGAATAGGAATAGGCGTTTCTTCCGGCTTTACTGTTCTTTTGGGAAAAACAACAGGAATGATCCTGGGCGCAAAAATTACAGTTCTGATGAATTTTCCAATTCGCATTTTACCCTCCGTTCGTTAAGTAATTGAGTTGTTTCCGAAGATTATCAATGGTTTCTTGATCAAGTCGTTTGCAAAGGTCATATCCTTTATCGAATGCAACCTTAAATGACGATCTTCGAGATTCAAAAATGACTCCAATACCATATCCACCAAAAACACCAAAAGCAACCATAATAATTATGCAGAGAATAGTAATCATTCGATTCCGTTTTCCTTTTTGTATTTAGCCTGTTCTTCTTTTACTTTTGCAACATCTTCGTCTGAAGAAACAAGCCAATGATTAACAACAAATGGACTATCGAAATAAGCCGGATCTGAATCAACAACAAATTTCACTTTTTGAATCAAAGATCCATTGGTATGAAGATAAATATAAAACGGGTATTTTAACTCAGTCACTTTTCCTCATTTAGATTAGATTTTTTTGCGTTTATTCCCATCCCAATTATTCACGCAGGCTTCTTGTTTTACATCAGGGAGGTTAATTATATGTTGGATGGTCAGAAGTCTTTGTTAAATTATATTACTACTGCAAAGACTCCATTGTCCAGCACAGTTTTTCCAGAATCTTTTGAGCAGCTTCTTTCAATTGTTTTGGAGTAGTAGCGATCAGGAATTGAGTATCGAGCGTGGAAAGTGCTTTTTGGTAAGTATCCAGATCGGAGCCAAAAGGAAATTCTGAATCACTGACAATCGCCGGGTTAATTGCCATGGAAATTCGTTCTGAATAGGAATAAGATCTCCAGTTATTAGGTCTGTTGTCATATTCTGGAAACTGCTTGAGTTGTTCATCACGCAAACTTATAAGCTTTTTGTTTTCTTCTCTTTGTTTGGATAAGAGTTTTTCAAGATCATCTGCTCTTGCTTCACCCTTCTTGATTTCTGCCAGAAGACTTGAAACGCCAGCTTTTTCAAAAAACGCACGTTCTGCTTTTTCAAAAGCCTGTTTATATTCCGGAGTTTGCATAAGTTCTGCAATCTTTGCGGAAATTTTTGATTTGATCAAAGTAGTCCATTGTTCACGAAGTGAAGAAGCCATTTTGTACCATCCTTTTTTTGTGTATAATAAATTTCATGGAAAATCAAACAACGATAAGTCGACAAGATGCAATTCAAATAAATAAAGCAGTAGAAGTTCTTCGATTGCTTACAACAATGCCACGCATGACCCAGGAAAAAGCTTGTGCTAATGTTGGGATTGACCCCAAAACTTATCGCAAGTGGATTGCCACTCAAGATGAAGCATTAATTTCTTTTGAACAAGCCAGGGTCGAGATTGAAAGAAACGAATTGTCAACCTATCTTATTGCAAAGAACGCAATTGTTAATGGGCTGGTTGCTGATGCAATGAAACCGGGGGTACCTATTTCTGAAAGAATCAAGGCACTTCAACACATTGAAAAGCAAATTACTGATTTGTCTGATCGTTATCACACAGTAGATGTTCAAGCAGAACAAGATCTTCTTAATGGACCAAGTCAAGAATTTGGTACAAGCAAACTTGCCAACCGGGTTAGGGTAGAAGAACATGAAAACGAAACAATTGTGAGGATAAAGGATAAGCCAGAAATAATTGACGCTCAAGCAACAGAGGACACTCTAGCGCTAGAGCCAGGCTAATTTCCCGTTATTTCCCTTAAATTCCCGAAAAATGCTTGTTTTTTTGAAAATGATCATGTATAATTAGGTTCACAAGTGATCTCATTCAAGACATTTGTACTCCCTCATCTACTAACAACCGACTTGCCCCCCTCAAGCCGGTTGTTGGTTTTAAAGAATCTCTCCTGGGGTAAGATCGTGTTCGTGAGGATCATCTGGTTCGTCTGGAGAATCTTCAAGTTCTTCTTCGTCTTCTTGAATATCGGTAATTTCCCAAACGTCTTTCCAGGTTTTTTTACAATCAAGGCATTCTACATCAGCCATTTCATCCGACATATCAACTGGATCGGAAGTAATGTTTTCTGATTCACAATAAGGACAGTGATTAGGAGATAACAAATACTTCTTAATTTGTTCTTCCGTTAATGGCATAGTTTATTTCTTCCTTTTATTGAAATAAAAAAAGGCAAGGATCTCTCCCTGCCTTCTTTATCTTTAGCGCTAGATATTATCTAGAACGGAATCTTTTTCTTTGCTTCAGGTTCCGGCTTTGGATTTTCAGTTTTTTCTTCAGCGGGAGTTTCTTCATCTTCGTCAGGAAGCATTCCCATTGGAGTAGGACTGTCGGCACCTTTGCCACCACCGAGCATGGTCATTGAATAACCAGTAATCTCAAAAGATGATCCAAGAGATTTGTCTGATTTTTCGTAAGTTGTTGGACCGTGAGTTTTGTCATCATATCGCACATGACCTTCAACACAAAGGCGTTGTCCTTTTTGGCAGAAATTGTTCACTGTTTCAGCCAACTTGTTCCAGAAAGAAATTCTCCACCAGGTTGTTTCTGCAGTAGGAGATCCCTTGATCTTAAACTTTCTTGAGGTGGCAAAGTTGGCATTGGTAACACCTGCGCCATTTGGTGTGTAGCGCATTTCAGGATCTCTTCCAAGGTTACCGATCAAGATTACTGAAAATACATCTGCGCCTGTTTGGGTAACAGCGTGTGCCAGGATGTTGGTTCTGAATGGAACTATGACGAAATGTGGAAGACCATCGTTTTCACTGAAAACGGGACCACCAGCTTCAGAAACTTCGAAGCGACCTGCTGCAGAAACAAGATCACCGAGTTCAACTTTCCCGGTATATTTTTCATACCCCTCAGCAAGCTTGAGCATAACTTCTGCATAGATCGGCTTTGAAGTACCATCGGTAAGTAAGATGGTTTGAGAAACTTTCAAGGTCATGTAGGTTGTTTTGTCGTCAGTGGGATCGTAAATTTCTGTGATCATTCCTGTTGCTAAAACGTGAGTAAACATTGTGTTACTCCTTTCACCAGCACTGTTTATGAGATGGATTGGACACGCCAAAGATTACTTCAATTTTACCGCATCTTGGGCATCTGCAAATAACTGGAAAGAAATGTTGTCTTCTTATCCATTCTGGAACTGTGACAAAGTTTAAATATTCGGGTCTTGTTTTTTTACATACTTTACACTCCCAATCAAGCTTTCCCATAATAGGTTTGTGATCAAAAAAGAAACACCTAATCAGGCGTATCCATATCAATATCGTCTTGAAGATCATCAACGAGTTCTCCTAATCTGCGAACACTCATTCCATCCGGAAGTAATTTCTTCACCTTATATCCTTCCAGTTTGCCGGATCGTGCCAATACTATTTCAAGCTGAGCATGGATTTCATCATAAATCGTCTCCAATTTTGCTGATTTTATTTCCTTCATCCTAAAGAACGCTTCTACGATAAGAGGGGATAAACTTGCCATTGCCCCATTTATGAGTTCTGCAATTTGTACCGGATTCAAACTTTGCTTTCCGTACAAAGCTTCTTTGTAAGGATTTGTTTCAACCGGAGTTGCGGAGGGAACCAATTCAACCATTTTTCTTAATGCAAAGCGGATTGTGTTCAAAAGATGGTCTGTTTCCATCTGAGAAACCAACATTACATCACCAGTTCTTGTTGTGTGCGTTGCTTGCATAAAACTTGTATTCATTGGGTTTTCTCCTTAATTTTTGTGCATTTCGTTATAGGCATAATCACTGCCATACTCAACATCAAATACGATATTTTGATCATCGTAGGATGCTCCACAAATTCTTATTGGTTCTGCTGGATTACGTTGAATGAGTTTTTTACGATGAACATCAAAGAATAATTCTTGCTGAAATGGATCATCCCGATTCATTTCAAGTATTCTTAATAAGTGAGCAACATAAGAGTATTGGTCAAGAACAATCCAATAATTTCCGTCTTCATCGATCACATGGTTTGGTGGAAGTAATTTTTGTAAACCATAAATATTGCCTGGGGTCCGTTCACCAAAACTCAATATTATTTCTTTGTCTGAAGTTTCATTGGTTGTTGTTACCATGATCAACATAATCTATTTCCTTTTTTTGAATTTCTCCAATATGCGTTGTAGTAACGATTTTTTAGGTAATGGTAATGGTGGTGGTGGAAGTGGTGGTGGAATAACAGGCACGAGAGATCCAGGGATAAAACTTGGAAAATCTTCTGGATTGACCAGCATATCAAGTTCGTATCTACAAGAATCTGCTGTAATTTCAATAGTATCTTTTCCATAAGCACAACCAACAAACAGATCAATTCTTTCGGTTGAAAGTTTTGTGATGTCTCGTAATAAAGTGGGTCTGATAGTGCAATATAAATCAGCACCACTATATTCAAAGAAAATGCTTTTTACAAACATTCCAACTTCTTTATCAAAATCGACATAGGCAAATATTCCTTGTCCATTTTCGCATCTGATAAGCAGGTAATTAAAAATCGGAATGCTTGAATTGCGTCTATAGTTCGGCTTTATTTCTGCAAGAGCTCGAATTATGCTCTTTCTTGAGATTGTTGTTAAATTCATTAAATCCTCCTTTCAAAGTTATCCTTCTGCGGCTAAATCTGGTGCATTCAGGGTACTTCCCTTGCGAATAACAAGCATGGTTGGGTTGTACACGTGCTGATCAACCTTAATTACCATAGTTGTTTTGTGATTACGATTGGCTGGCATTTTCTTGAGTTGTTTCTTGTGATACTTCTTTGCCATTTGGATCTCCTTTCAAAGCAATAAGAGCATTATCAATTCGTTCAAAAATATTTCCAATTTCAATTGCTTCACCCATGCCCATAACTTCACCACTGGTCAAGTGAATTGAATATTCTCCACCAGGTGATAGTTTGGCTTTCAAAACTTCAATTGAATCGATCAGTTCTTTTACTTTTTCATCCATGAAGATCCTTTCAGTTCTCGAGATTGTGATATTGCTTTATTTACCAACACAAAAACATCATAGAGAGAAGGGAGATGCTTTTTCAATACATTCAGAAATCCATTATCCAACACAACGTTATTTCCAAGAGATTTATTTATGATCGATGCAGAAGCTTTCCAAATATCATTTGCTTCTTTTACTGCATTGGCATAATCCTGATTTGTTGAGCAATGACGCATTTTAATGACATCTTGCATATGTTGAAGACAAGCCTTAAACAAGGCTTCAATATCTTTATCCTCCAAATATTTATTTGCAAGATCTTTTGATTTGCTCATAGCGATATTTGTACCAGGCGAATCAGTTGAGATTCAAAGTTCTCAAAGTTGACACTAGCGATAGAGAATGGACCAAGGGTGCAATTAACCAAACCAATAACCCGGCTCAATATTCCTTCTTCAGTATGCAGGGTCTTGTTTATAGTGAGAAACAGGACTACGTTTTCATCAGTTGTTTTAACCCAACATTCTGTTACTGGAGTACTGTATTGTATGGTGTAACCATGCTTCTCGGCAAAGTTTTTAGCATCCTTGAAAGTAAAAGGCAAAGAAATACTCATGGAATTACCTTCTTTTCACCATTAGAATAATTGAGATGTTGCCAGGTTTCCCAAGTATTGATTTTGCTAATCAACTGAATAATCTGACCACGCACACCAGAATAAATTGCGCTATTGCCAAGAATTCGGAATTTATTCTGTAAACACCATTCAGCTAATCTTTGGAGATCCTGAACAATATATTGAACCTTCAGTTTTTCTTGTGAAAGAGTAGTAACTAAAGTCCCGTATTCTATTTCATCGACAGTATTTCGAAAATGATCTTTGGCATCTTCTTGAGAAAAATGCTCGATAAGCAACTCAACTTGTGCATTTATAAGAGTAAGTCCCCTTCTGTTTATAGACGCATCGTTGAGTAATACTTTGAAACCTTCCATGTTTGTATCGTGTAATTCTTGAATATTCATTGAAATCTCCCAGCCCCCCTCAAGACGAAAGCTTAAACGGCTATATTCACTTTTTGACTTTTGGTTAGATTGATAACTATTCTATTTCTTCTTCATAACCTTATCGATAGAGTCAATACCAAATTTATCCAATAGATCACTTGCTTGTTGTAAATGCTCAAAGACTGAATTCAATTGATCGGCATTCATTGGAACTTCTGTAAGAGTCATTCGTGCAAGTAACGTATATAAAATCCCTGATACTAAAGCATCTGATGCAATGCAATCGTTACCGTTCAATTCAATATCTTTCTGCATTCGTTCAGGACTTTTATTGTATATATCTTGACATAATTGAATCAAACTATATAGATACTCCAATGCAGTAGATAGATAGAGATATACTCTTCTTTCTTTTTTATGCCAGATCAGTAAATAGAAAAACAGCATGATTTTACCCATTTTATAGCTCCTTTGTTCAGGTTTTTGTAGGATATTTGTTATCGGGATATAGTGTTCAAACACTCTAAAACACTTTTTTTACTGATTAAACACGTCTTTCACTGATTTCAGTCTCACAAAATGATCATTGTCCACTGAAAGAATCACTTCTTTATTGGTAAAACATAGCGCAAATACATTTTCAAAGGGAACGATCATTTCATTGATAGATGTTGGAGTATTGAGCACTTCGTTCCCTGTGATCACTATGTTCTTTGATTGGCTATCAATCTTTACAGATTCAGCTTCTACAACAAAATTGTTTCGGTGGGTATTCTTCAATGATTGGATTGTTACGTTCATCGATATTCTCCTTCTGAATGAATGATCAATATTCCTGGCTTGGGATTTGTAATGAATACATGCGTATTGGGAATGATTCCAGCAGAGACAAGCCATTTTCCTTGAAGTCTTATCTGTGCTGTATGGTTCTTGTTACGATGCTCTCCAATAGATGCGACTTTTAGTTTACGTGTCAATGTATTATCTCCCTATTCGTTTATGATTTCCTGTTGTACCTTTTCTGTGATATCCCAGGAATTGTTTACTTGAACAACGTTCACAAGGTTCTGTTTCGAAGCCAAGATAAGCTAATCTCTGTTGAAATAGAGTAAGCACTTTCACTGACTTCTTATGCCGGTTTCTCATGAGAGCATTGCCATATCATATCCGTGAGCCGTCATTACGAATATGAGTTGATTGGTATTGTGTTCATATCTCATACTTACGATCTCAGGCATAAACAACGTATGGGAATATGGACCAGTAATAAACACTTTCTTTTCAGGGAAGTCAAGATTTATATTACATACAATATCGCCGCCAAGAAAGAACTTTCGGTTTGGATCGCTTTCATTCAGAACAGTTACTTTCATTTCATTAAGCATAGATTACTCCAATCTCTCTAGCGCTAGAGTTTATCGAATATGATCAGACATTGACTCTATCGATAGGGAATCTTCACTGGTCAAATAGATATTGATTTGATTCTGTAGATAGACTACATGCTCAATGTTCTTGAAGTAGATACGGAATCTTGCAGGTAATCTACTCGGTTGGAATGACAAATACAATCCCTTCTCTTTCCCATTGTTCATCACTGTTGTTAGATCATGGATACGAAATGCCATAGCAGGAAAGCCGGGAACATCATCTTTGAAGTAGATACATAAGATAGGACATTGAGACTCATACGATTTGCTGATGCCAAGAATTACTGCTTCATTTGCATTGTTTATTTGCGACATGGAACTCCTTTTGTGAATAAGTGAATTGGGCTTGCACCCTGGCGTCTTCGATAACTTACGGCACACGCACGAAACCGAGCGCAGTAAGAATCTAGAGGAAATAAAGAAACTCAAGCAATAGAGAGGACTTGAGCAATTTCCCCTCAACAACATATCAAAATTGATATGCTCTTGAAGAGAGGGGAGGATCTCTCGACCCTCCCCAAACCCTCATCTGAATCTACTTACTAAAACCGTTTGATCGTTGACAGTTGATAATTGTTCATTGCACAAGTCAACAACCTGCGTTCTGAATCCAGGTTCTGTAAGACAGTTGTTTTGAATTCCTTGATGAAGCCATTGCGATCCTTGACCTGATACCATCCAGTAGGAACCTGGGCAACATCCATTTCGACATCATCCACTTTCAGAACACGAATGACAGTCGCTTGTGTTTTCTCAACAACTTTCTCAACACGAGCCGCAACCTTATCAAGATGCTGATCGCCAGCAAATTCACGCATCTTTGCATAATAGGGTTCCATGATCTCGTCCTGCGTTTTGAGCAAGCCATCTTCTCCAAGAAGAAGTGCCTGTAGATCAATCGCCGCATTGGAAGCCTTGTTATACATTTCATCTGAAACCACAGTGGGATCAGTGAAGATTACGAGCTTTGTGCCAGAAAACAGTTTTTCAAGCAGATCGTGTTTGACAGCCAAGTTCTTCACATGACCGTTATTCGTGCATGGTGCAACACGACCAGAGAAACTTGTTTTCATGTAGACCTGTACCCATTCACCAATCAGTTCATCAGTCTTTGGCAGAGTGACAGTGATCGGAGAATCACCAACATGAACAACAACCTGGCTTTGACCATCAAGAATTGCAGCCTTGGCAATGTTTCCACCAAGATAAAACTTCTTGATGCCATCGTACTTTGATCGAGCGGGATTGTGAACATGAACGTTCATTCCAGCCGATTGTACGGATCCACCAAGGAATTCGGTGATTGCATTGAAAGCGTTGACCGCTTCAAACAATCCGACATTCACAAATGAGTCGTTCCAGTTCTTCGGAGTAAAGATCACTGCCTTGATCGCACCTTCGATTATTTCACTTGGAACAAAGCGAATGATCGGGGCGGCAACTGGAGTCTCAACTGCTGATGTTTGAATTTCGTTGGTGGTGTTGGTTTTTTTAGTCATTTTGATTTTTTCTCTTTTCTTTGAATGTAATTGACTACGAATGGAACCAACGATAGAGTATTTTAGCCTGAGCCACAATTTCTGGACCCAATGCTACTCTTGCCTTCTCGATTGCTTTGAGTAAGGACTTGTTAGGTTGTCCCATGAGCGCTTCTGTAATCCCCATTTCGCGCTCAAGGTCTATTCTTACCTGCTGTTCACAAAACCCCATATTATGAGGATCAATCCTCGCAATCATTTATTTCACTACAACTTTGAACCCCTTTATCAGCCGATCAGCTAAATGCCCCCAGGAATCAGCCAATGCAGTAGTATCTCTTGACGTAACAACAACAGCCCGGGTTTTGGGGTTGACCTTTTTGAGATCAATACCTTTCGAGATATAATCCCGAACCTGTAGTTCAGCGTTACGGATTCTTAAGTGGAAATCAGTACCGGAACCCCACTCATAAGAAAAAGAATCTGTGGTTTTATCGGCTTCAACAATGACCCGATCAACCTGTTCTTGTGTTGAACAAGAAAACAGGTTTTTGATCAATATTCTGGTCAGTGCCTGTTTTGCTTCAACTTCTTCAGACCATGCATTAACCTTGCGATCATATTCCCTCTTTTCAAGGTTATTGATGATCAATGCTTCAACAGGTCGTTTCTGACCATCGTTCATGCTAGTTTTTGAATCACGTATGCTTAAGTTACTCATTGTATCCATCCTTTCTATATATGATTGTTACTTGAATCAACTGGCGCTAATTCAGCCTGGGACACGAACTCTATATCTACATCTGTACCTCCCTGCTTGTTGAACTGTTGTGTCCTATACATTGCAGTACGCATTGATGTAACATCTGTAGCGTATGCTTGTATATGTGACTTACCTGTTGGATAGTCAGTAATGGAAATTACAGTAACATTGCCTAACAGACGACCAACAGCGCTAAGCCTTTGCTTTACTTGTTCGCTTGCTTGAACAAGGGGTGGCATTTGGAACCTCCTTTACTTGCATGATCGTAACAATAGTTGTATCCATAACAATCTTGCCATCGTTATCCAAGTGATATGATGTTTGATTGTTGAATACAGGAATTGCGTTTTTAGGAACAATCTTGTCATGCACAAGTTCGCCTAATAGACGCAAGCCATCACCTTCAGACAACACTTCCTCTGTCAGTATCAATGGGTTAGCTTTAATGCTTCACCTACTTTCTGAAACATGAGTCTTTGAGCCAATGGTCGAAAGCGTGCACTTCCAACCACTTTCCAGAAGTGTTGCCTACACGAGCGCACCTTGAAACTCCTTCCTTTACGCAAAACATACCACATTGAACTACTCCTTTCGATATTGCCTACTGAATAGTAAGCATAAGCAAGTCTGCTACATGTAGTAACAGACTTAGCCAATGACTGCTATTTAGAGAGTTTGTAATGACGTAATGCGTTACTTACATGAACGTGATGCCCACCAAGTTTCTTGCTTTTGATTAACTTGTAGTCGAATGTTCCATCATCGTTGACTTGATTGAACTTAAGACCACCACGCTTTTGTAAACGTACTGTGTCTCTTCTTTTGATGAACAAATCTTCTTCTTGATCCCACAACTTAACACGATTACGAATACGAGCCATTACATACCTACCTTTCTACGATATATTGCTTATTGAGTAATAAGCATATAAATAGGAACAACCTAATGAGAGTTGTCCCTACTTAATGACTATTACGATATGCCCTTATTTGTAATTGAATAGTACGCCCCCTAAGATTGTTATTTGAAGTCCTATTCGTTTTCTTTCCTCGTCATTCAAGGCACGACCTTTGTTGATCAACCAATGTCCATCGATCAACAACTTCTTTCGCAAAGAGATCTCTTCGTTGATCTCTTCACCTGTCAACTTCTTACACATGAACGCAAATTTCATACACTCAAGCATCTCGACCTCCCATATCTAGCGCTGGATAATAATCCAACATTTTATTGAGTCAGTATTCAGTGTCTATAGCGAAAAAAGACCCCGTATGTTCACTCCTGACTTCTCACTACTACTATATAGTGTCCTTACACCCCGGGGGGTTAAAAACGAACACGAAAAATAAAAAAAAAGAAGTCGAAATATGGTATTATCGTATTATCTAATCAACATATAACGAAGGAGAATCGAATGAATACAAGTACAAGAGTAGTTGGAAAGAATGAATCAGATACATGTGCTTACGTAATGTCTCAAGAAACTTTTGATCGAATCAACAGCAATTTCACTTATCATGCTCCAACCCCTGATCAACTACCAAGATTTGAACAAATACGAGATGAAGGAAGGGAACTTGCCTTGCTTCTGAATGTGTTATGCCCTCAGTCCAGGGAATTATCTTTGGCTTTGACCAAACTTGAAGAAGTGATTATGTGGGCAAACGCATCGATTGCACGTAACGAGAATGTAAAATGAGAACCGTATTGCTCAAAGATATCGTCATACCAGCAGGGACGATATTTGACTCTTGTGAAGATCATACAATCCGCTATGGAAGTGGTTCAGTTCGAACATCGATTGGTCTTACAAGAAACTCTGCTGGCGATCTTATTTATGATATTGACCATGGAGATCCGGATCTTGTTGAGTGGTTTGGTCAATTTACAACCGTGTTTGTTCTTGCAGAATCATATGTAATGTACAGACGGTTTATCAACAAATATGGATACAAACCATCTGAATATGTCTTCGTTGACACTCCAGAAAAGTTGAGGGGTGCCAATAGAAACAGTCCTATCTTCGCATTGTGTAGATGGATGAATAATGTAGAATATAAACATCATGCAATGCACGTTATACTTGAGAAATTCAAAGCAGTTAAATATTTTGACGAGGATCTAAAATGATCGACTACAAAACAATTCAGGTTGGCGATCAGGTAAAACTACTGAAAAAAGTAGACTGGAACCATCAGGTTGGATGCATTATGACCGTGTCCCGAGTTTTCGATACCCCAGGCGTAGATGTGAAAGACGAAAACGGAGAGTTCACGTTTGTCTATAATGATGGCGCAAAATGGATTGAGAAAATCTGAAAAAGCGATTGTAGCGATTTAAATATTCCTTTTTTGGGCGGTGGGTGAATGACTATTTCTAAACGAGAAAATCAGTTTAAAGAGATCATGCTGAAATGGATCCAGGTTTTACAGTTGGATCATTGGAACATCGAACTTGATTTTTGCGAATCACACAGATTTATTGCAATTGAAGATTCAACAACAGCCGTTGCTTTTTGCCACACAAATTGGACTTACATGACAGCAACAATTCGCGTCAACAGTAATCATCTTGAAGAAGAATCGGAAGAACGACTACCATATATTGCTGTACACGAATTGATGCATTGTATGTTAAATGAAATGCGTGAAGAAGGAATTCATCACGAAGAAAGAGTTGCAACCCTATTGGCAAACGGATTTATTAATACGGAGAAAACATTATGCGTGAAATAATTCGTAAGATCCTGATTGCAATTGCCTTAGATTTCTTTTGTTCCACTTCTGGAATCAAGTCTGTTTATCGAAAATATATCCATGAAGAAGAAATGCAGGGAGATGATCCAGTAAAACTTCCTACTGGAAAAGTTATTAAAATCACCGTCGAGTATTTTGACGAGGATAAAATCAAAGAAGATGGAGAATAATCATGCCTGATCAACTCGGTTATATAACAGAAGAAACAGACCCTACTCTTTGGGAATCTCTCAAGAAAAGTTGGGAGAGTGACCGCAAACCAGGAACTGTGATGCGCGGTGGTTTGCATTATGTGGTTGTTGTCACCAATGACATTCCAAAATTCAGGAACGTTTCAAACGAAAGTCTCTACAACAGCGTGAGCATGGAGAGATAATATGAGCGAATCAGAGTATGACACCACCGATAAAAATGTTACTCTCCTTCTTCTTACTGCCGGACTCCCATTGTTGAGATCCAACAAAGATGATCATGGAAAAACTGTCTTTTACTTTGATCGAAAAAGCGCAGACGAATGGATTGGTCGATACCAAAAGAATGATTCCATGAAATTTGAATATTCTGAATTTTTGAGAGCATTGGGACTATTCAACAGCATTGTACACTCAAGGTAATTCATGGCAAGAATTTATTCGTTATCAAAAGACGAAGTTGAAATTTTAAGACTTGGTAAAGATAATCCTGACATCATTACCAATTATTTTTTTCGTGCACCAAATATGGAAAAGGGATGGATCTTCGACTATATGTTTGAAGATTGGGGGAAGTGGCAAAAAATGGTCCACCTTGCAAAACAAACACGTATCGTTGTGATCGGTGGATACGGATCGGGAAAAACTCAAGGGATCGCCATGTCTGCATGTACCTGGGCTATGACGACCCTTGATTTTAAGTTTATGAATGCGGCTCCGGTGTCCTGGCAAACAGAACTGATGTATCACTTGATCATGGATATGGCAGAGGACACTCCTTTTGGAAAACTGATTTACGAACATCCAAAAAGACCTTATCCAAAAATCACACTAAAATTCTACGTTGGACAATTTCTTGTTAATTCCTCTCTCGAGTTTATGTCAGTAGATGAAAATGCGGCAAAGATTCTTTCCTGGGATGGCGACTGGTTAAACATCGATGAAGCAGGAAAGATTGACAATCTGAGTGAGACAATCAAAAATGCAGGGTCCCGGTTGCGTGGAAAAACAAAACGTGGTCGACCAAGACTTGGGCGATTCAGTATGTGCAGTAACTCTTGGGACAACCCTGAAATGTGGTATCGGTTTGATATGGCTTCTGCTTTGCCAGAAGAACATTTATCACTGACCGTTTCTACCAGAGCAAATAAAAATATTACACCAGAACAATTAAGAGATATTCTAAAAGACGTTCCAGAAGATGAATGGGATCAATTTATTGAGGGTAATCGTCCCCAGGGTGCAGGAATGTATTTCTCGAACAACTCCGTTCATAGTTGTGAGAGTAAAACCCTGTCTGATTTTGTGAAAGACAGAATCAAGTCCGGAGATCCTGATTACATTGTTGCTTCAACTTCATTGGCAGGTGTTGTGGTTTATGAAATGCCAGTGATTGCAGATCATGTTTATATTGAATTGGCTGATCCGGGTACTGGTGAAGCTCCAAACCGAAATGCTCCAGTAGTAATGGTTTGGGACGTAACAGACTTCCCAAAAAACCGTGCTGTTCTTGTTGGATTATGGTGGGGTGCTGGTCATGGATCGATCACGCCATTTCTTGTGAAATACTTCCAACTTATGATGAAATACAAACCTATTTACAATGGAGTTGATTCTACAGGAACTCAAAAAGGAACTGCAGAACTTCTCAATACTTACATTCTGGATAAAGACAATGTTGAAAAAACAGGTGGTTGGCTTGGTCAAATTGATTTGACTGGAATCCTGGATAAAACTATTCACGGACTTGATTTTTCTGGTGGCAAAAAACCGATATACTTGATCAATGCAAGGCTTATGTTGGAAGCAAAACTAATGATGTGGTCTGATATGATTGTTGGAATAAGATCACAACTGACAAATTATGATCCAGCAAAGGACCGTACAGGTGAACCTAAAATCTCTCAAGACCTCGTTTCTGCATTTGCTATGTCGGCTCATACGATTCGTGCTTTATTCCATATCTCAACTTCTGAATTTGGTGTCAAGAATGAGCAGAAAGAAAGCGATATCTCTGTTGCTTATGCACAAAGATCTATCCGGCTTGGTTCAGAAGAAAGAAATAATCGATCCGTATATGACGGACCGGATCAAAATGACCAGATTGTATCGATTAAATGAGCCAAGGATGAAAAGATAAATACTTTTGTCTTGCTTTATTCTTTGTAATATTGTATAAGTTATAGAAGAACTGAATTATCTACTCTACACGAACCAAACATTGTTGTTTTCATAGTCTTTTTGAGGGTAGAGTATGACAAATTCAAGCGAAAGATACCTACAATTACTTAGAGAAGCACAAACAATCACTCCAGATTTGCTTCCTGCTGAATTTCCTTACTCTGAATTCCAAAGAAACCTTACAAAATACAATGAAGCCGATGGGTGGTACAACGGGTCGAAACTTGACGAAACAATCTCTATCGCTGGGAAAAATGTTGAGAAATATCCTGTAAAAATCAATCCAATCAAGGGCACTTGTGGTCGTCATGTTTCAATGTTGTTTGGGGACATTCAAGATGATGATCAAATGCTGGTCACTCCAAGAGTTGTTAAGAAAAAAACCTTCACTGAAGCACAAACAAAACTTGCAGAATTGCTCGAAGACGTTCTTATGCAAGTCTGGTATGAAAATAATGGTAGGGATCTTCAACTAAACAACGGTTTTATGTCACAACGATATGGTGGATGTGTCTTTTACATGAAATATGACCCAAATTCACCATTTAGTTATCCTGTTGCAATCGAAACCCCCAACCCTAAATTCTTTATTGGTGTTCCAAACAGTTCAAATCCATATATTCTTGAGGAAGGTTGGATCGTTAAACCTATTTCGAAAATAGAAATTGATAATCAGGGAATTGTGCCTGCTTCTTCAGGTCTTTTTAATATAAGACACGCATTTAGTGATGATGTTCATTGGCTTGTTGAACATTGGACTCGAACAAAATACGAAGTCTTTATTGACAGTGAACGTGTTGCGAGAAGTGTGATTCTTCCTGGGAGTAAAAAGCAGGAAGTTGTTGAAATTGGTGGCAGTAATGTTCTTGGACTTGTTCCAATTGTTTACATTCCGCATATTAGAAATTCCTCCAACTTCTACGGAGATAATGTTTTTGATGGTGTTGTTGGAGTAGTAAGAGAAATGAATGCTCGTGTTGCAGATTATGGTGATGCTGTCTCAATGGACAGTCACGATATTGTTGTAACCAGAAACGTTAATGGGCAAATTGAAGTGAAATCTTTAGTTCCTGGAGTCACAAGGGTTGATATTGGTTCCGGAATCAATGTTACTGGTCAAGAAGCCCAACCAGAAGCAAAAAGTCTCAAAACAGGAAACTCCGCATCGACTCAAATGAAAGAATTGGTAAACGATATTCTTTATAGACAATATCGCCGGGATGCGATTCATCCAGCCGTTTGTGATGGGGAAGATGAAGGATCTCAACGATCTTCTCAGACTCTTACTACTCGTATGTGGGCTCTTGAAACACATGCAATGCAGGAAAGAGTTGAATGGACTTCTGGACTTAACATAATTGCCAAAATTATCATTAGAATAATTCGATCAAATGCACCAGGTTTTGGATTGTCAGAAGAACAAGAGCGGTTTAGAATTCGTCAGGTATGGTATCCAACATTGAAAAGAGATCGCAACGATATTGTTACTGAGCTTTCAACAAGAACTGGCGCTCATTTGCTTTCTATCAAAAAAGGCATTGAAAAACTTGGTGATGTCGAAGACGTTGAAGCTGAAAGAACAGAAATACTGCGTGATATAAAAGATATATCTGAAATAGAAGCAAAGCAAAATCAGCCTTTTGGAAATCAGGCTGTTAGCAAACCGAAACAATCTAATCCAACTAAACCGAAACAAGAAGGAGAATAAAAATGTCATCCAACCCCAATATCCCCAATCCGGGAAATGCTCCAGTCGGGAATCAACCTGCATCGGTTATAAATCCACCTGTACCCGATCCTGTTACTCCACCTGCGAACCCAAATCCTGGAACGCCTCAAGATTGGGAAGCAATGTACAAAGGTCTGCAAGTTACTTACAACAAACTGTTTAACTCAAATGGCGAACTTCAGACGAAACACAACAATCTGAATGTCGAACATGAACAGGTAAAACAGGAACTTGAAAAAACGAAGCAAGACCTGGTAAAAGCGACTGGATTACTCACTGAAAAAGATAGGTCGTTACTCGAAAAGCAAACAACCGTGGATACAACCACTTCAGACTTGAAACGTGTGAAGTTGATCGCAAAAAAGTATCCAATGCTCATGGAAATGGAAGAACAAGGTCTGTTTGCTGGTCTTAAACCAGAAGAAGCAGAATTGAAGTTACAGGCTTTGCAATCTTCAATTAATACCGTGATCGACAACAAAGCAAAAACGACTTATCAAAACACACCTCCAAGTACTACCATTGTCAATGAAATGCCACCTGTTTTGAATGCTGACGAACTGTACGAGAAGATCAAACAACTGGCAGGATCGAAAGATCAAAAAGACATGGCAGAATATGAACGTCTTTACAACCTCTACTTGGAACTGCAGAAGAATCCAACGCCTGTAATTCAACCTCAAAATTAATCTTGTGAACAAGGAGAATTAAAATGGCTGGCTCTGTTCCATCAACTCACGGTGATTTCGACACTTTTTATTCTGATGAACCCTGGTCCATCATGGATAAAAACCAACGGGAATGGTACGATCCCGAATTGATCAATCAGTGGCGTCAGAAGTCAATCTTCAAAGATATCCTCACCTTCACGAAGAATCTTGGAAGTGTTCGCGCCACCTCAATGTCTGTGACCGAATTACTTGATCCACACCCTGACTTTACCGCTCTCGCTTCTCGCCAGATCTGGATGCCCGCAATGCATCTTGATTCTCGCCAGGTCGACATCGTTTTCCAGCACAATGGTTCAAAAGTCGCATACCACAAGTATGACGATATGGTGACCTACTGGAAGCAAAACAATGTCGCTGGTTTGCGATCAATGATGCGTGGCGCTCTTGGTCAGTCTGAAGTTGACATTAACGATTTGCTGGCAAGAAATGCCCTGATCAAAGGTTCCTTTACGACCGGGTACAACATGATCATGGGCGGTGGTGACGACTTCTCTGATATCGCTGTTGGCGACAAGATGGACACCACAATCTGCTCAGATATTTGGTTGGGCATGGCAAACCGTGGTGTCAATCAGGCTCTTGGTCCAAAAGGTGCAGAAGGAAGTATTGTTTGTTACACCTCCCCTGGTGTGATTTATGATCTTCAAAAAGATTCTGCCTGGGTAACCATTCGTGAATACCTGCAGGATCAAAGTCTGCTCAACTACGAAGTCGGTGCTTACAAAAATGTTCGGTTTGTTCAGTCACCGAAATGTACTCTTTGGAATGCTGGTGAAGTTATCTGCCGTGCTCCGATCAAAGCTTCACATACTGCTGGTGATGGATGTAACATTTTGTCCAAGGTTGATGGTACTTACGCAACTGGGCAAAACTCTGATGGAATCACTCATTATCTTCAATTGGGTGATGCGACTTCAGGTAGTTTGACTGACATCAAAGTGAACGACATCATCACAATTCACAAAACCACAACCGCCGCTTACGGTATTACCGATGGTGTTGATTTCAACGAAGGTACAGCAATGTATCGCCGTGTTATGTCCATCGATCCTGCCACAAAACGTATCACTCTTGATCTTCCAATCATGATTGATTACAACGTTGATCTTGGCGCTGGCGTTTATGGTTATGTGACCCTCGGCAGAAATGTTCACGCTTCTATCTTCGTTGGTGGTCCTCAAGCCATCGTTGGTGGTGTTGCTCAACCTCCTCGGTTCTATTCAATTGATCCGATTGACGACTACAAAGCGATCTATCGGTTCACTTGGGATCAGTACCTTGGATACCAGGCATATCGTCCAGAACTGTTTGAAGTTGTGTTCTCTGCTGGTACTACCCGTGTCAAGGGTGCCGCTAAGGTTCAATAAAAATGAGCAAATACATAGATTTACATCAGAAGGTTAGGACTTTCATGAAAGCAACATCCGTTACTTATACGGATGCTCTGATCATGGATGGCATTAATGCTGGTTGTAAAGCAATTTTGCCATGGTGTTCAAAACGTGCTGTAGAAACAATCACAGTAACGAGTGGATCACTAATTGAACTACCTTCTGATGTTTATCTTGTAGATGCTCTGTACGATTCTCAAAACTCTGTTTGGTTGAAACGATTTTCCATTAAAGGTGGAGTTAACATTAGTACTTCTTATCCAGCATGGTACGAATATCCAACCGGGAAGATTACCCTAACGCTAGATACTTATGATGGGTTGCCAGTTGATGTTCATTACTTAACGTGTTGGAATGAAATCGAAACAACCGGAAGTCCTACTACTGAAATGGATACACCATCATTCACGGATCTTGCTGTTGTTTATTATGCTGTTTCTTATTGTCTCGCAAGTGCGGCAACGCAAACTTCACAACTGAGACAATTCAACACAAAGGTTGATTCTGGAAATCCAGAAGACAATCCATTAAAAGAAATGAGTGCATTAATGATGCAGAGATTCTTGAATGAGGTAAAACTAATGCCAACAATAGAAAGAGCCCAATAGTGATTGTCGATCTTCTTCTCTTTCGTTTAAAAGATCAACTTACTGCAAATTTGCCAGAAGTAAATGTAATTAAAGTTGGTAGATTTCAGCAGAATCCTCTTGAAAACCCAAAGTATCTTGCAATAAATACGGGTAATTCAAGAAACGATTCAACGGTTGATGGAATTGTTTCTCTTGGAGATATGCAAAACATTTCCATGAGAATTCCTGGACGAGAAGTTGGTGGAGGATCTTATTGGTGGCGAAGGGGGATTATAGACATTGGGTATTATGGTGTAGCAGAAGGAAAAACAGAGGAACAAACTCAAATAGAAGCATTTGCGTTTTTGGGAAAAGTACAACATTGGACTGAACTTACTCGAGTTGCTGATCTCACCGATGAATATGGTGAACACGCAATACAGATATTTGTTTATTCGTCCACCTATACTGAATCTGGTGGTCCTGAAAATCAATATATCTATCGAGGACAACTTCATTGGCAGGTTTTAACAGCAAGAAGATAACAGGAGTAAAAAATGACTACAACATCTGGTGCTGGCATACTCGGTTTTGGTCCACAAGCAGGTAAGAACATCCCTGTTGTCGATGGAAACTGGTATCGCCACAAAGCGTTACAAGTTGGACTTGGCGTTGTTGATGGTCAACAGATTGGACCACAAGAAGTAGGTGGTCGTCCCCTTCCTGGGTCACCTTATAAATCAGGTGTTTCCGTTGGCGGTGCTGTTGCAATCAATCCTCGTCTTGAAAACTCTCTCGGTTGGCTCCTTTTTGGAGCGTTGGGTTATGAAAAACCCTCCATTCAATCTGGTGTCAGTTTTACCTCTGTAATGGACAGGGTTCTCTTAACTTCTGGATCTCAAATCGTCACAACCAATCTTACTGCGCCCCCGGACGCACGTAAGTTGACCGTCCGTGTCTGGAAGGGTGATGGACAAGCTTTTACCGGAAGTGTTATTGTTGCCGGTTCTGGTGGTCCCGAAACTTTCAATTTCAACACTGGAGCAGGTGTTGGTCAACGTGAAGTTGGTTTAACCGAAAAAGAAACAATCGTTGGTTCATCCAATTTCACCACGGTAACATCCGTTACTCTCCCTGGAATTGCCCTGTCCGATGTTTATGTTTCTGTCGGTTGGGAAGATACTGGATCTTATGCCAACATCTTCACCCTGGACCCTGATCATCCGGCTCGTGTAAAATGGATGGGTTTCAGAAAGTTCGTTCCCGGTGGTGATGATGATGATAGTGATTACGGTCTTGGCGAAACATACAATGACTGTAAAATTCTCGGTTTGGGAATGACACTACCAAATGACGGTCTGATTAGTTCTCAAATGAGTGTTCTCGGTCGAACATTCACACTTGAAACCGATCCGGATTGGGGAATCACGAGTGGAAGTCCTGGTGGCTGGAATGCGGCTGATGGCGAATTCGAAACCTATGATTCAATTCCCATTGGTTGCCAAGTTGCCGGATACATTCAAGTTCCTGCATTTGATGGCGTTGAACTTCCTGTATTGAATGGTTCTGTCACCATTGCGAACACGCCCATTGATGCTCGATATGAACGAATCTTCGGCTCTCCGTTTATGCAGGGGGTAACCATCGGAAGCAGATCTGTTGCATTCGACCTCACCGTGGTATGGAGAAATCCGGATCTGTATCGCATGATCCTGACAGGATCAAGAACTGGTCTTGAATGGAGTGCAAAGCCATTCACTACTAGGGTTGATGTTCTCGCAGAATCACCCGATTACATCCCGAACACACACATGAAATACGGTATCCGTGTTGAAGCCGCAAATGTTATGCTTGCAATGCAAGGAGCAATTCCCCTGGCAGGGAATGAAGCGGTTGCAATGCGCTTCTCTGGCGTGGCTCTTGATGTAACTGGAGATTATTGCCAATTCACCCTGACAAACGCAGTAAATGGGTACACTTGGCCGAGTTAAATTCAACCAAATGATGTAGAATTAGAGAGAGGGTAGAAATACTCTCCCTCTAATTTTTTATATAGGAGATATAAAATGCCACTACGACTATCCGCACCCGTAATAAAAGACTTTTTGCTCGACAGAACAGATAAAATGCATTCAGTAGATGATGGTATTCCAACAAAAGTTACCATTAAACAAGCTTCTCAGATCGATAATGAACGAAGATCACAAGTCCTCGCCAAAAACACTCGTATTCTTGATGAAGATCCATCCAGAATCAAAATTCAGTCAGATTGGTCAGTGGAAGAACTGAAACGGATGGAAGTTCGTCTTACTCTTGTTGGTTGTAACATTGAAGCCGAAGATGGAAAAGCCCTTTTTAAGTTCAAGGCTGATGGTGGAATCCCATCTTTGGATATGAATGATCTTGAGTTTGAACGTGCTTGGGGAAAACTCCCAGGGGATATTGCCAACGAGATCTATCTTCACGTTTTGGAGGTAAATTTCGATTGGTCGAACCCTTTAATGGGGTAAGTCAAGAAGATGGCAACCAACTTATAAATGCCTATCTTGACAAACTTAAACAAGAAATTCAAAGTTACTACAACAAAATAAATCTTGTTGCTTTTTCACCTGCGGGTGCACAGGTAGAAACAATTCCTGAAAAACCTGATATATTATTATGTGTAGAGCAGATAAGAAGTACAGGTCACTTGTTAATGCCTGGAGGACTCTTAAATCAGCCCCACATTTTCATGTATGAATTTGAAATTGCTTCTATGCTAAAAGACATGCTAGAAAACTTAGTACAACGCAAACCATAATGAGCATTGGAGCGAAAAATGCCTTTTGGACTCGGAAAACCAGATTTATCTCCTGACGAAAAACTTAGACGACAAATTGTCGATTCCATAAAATCCTATACTGGTGATAAGGGGTATATTCCATCCCCACAACCTCACCAAAGACTTCCCGGATCTTCTGAACCAGAAAATCTTTTTGATGTTTACGTTGCAAAGTCGGCAGGAAAATACGAAGCTGGTGATTATGGTGTAATGACTGTTGGTTTTATGAATAACCAACCCTATGTCTATGGAAGTGAAACATATTCAACAACGACCCCTGGTGTTTTACCAGTAAATGTTTTGCCAGATGCTCCATTACTTTATAATGTTGGTGCAAATAACGAAAATGTAATGAGTCCTGGAGAACATATCGGCGCACTTGCGGCAATGGCTCTTTATGGCAATCCCGGTGGTTCAAAACAGCAAAAAACAAGAACGATGCAAGAAAAACTTGCTACTGCATTGAATATTGGTGGAACACTTGATATTAGAGGTAGGAACGTTCATCTTCCGGGATTGCCAGTGGCAATTACTCCAAATATGAGTTCTGCAGAACTTCAATCATTAACAATTGGTCCCCAATTAGCCCCACAAAGCAGAAAGGGTATTTTTGGTGAAGAAGAAAGTGCATATGATCGACTTATGCAAAAGGCGAATGCCAATGGAGTAGCAGGACTTTATTCAGACGTTTATACAGTTCAGGATTTTCGTGGTGGACCTCAAAGACTTGTTCCTTCTCGAGCATTTGGTTTTGTTTCCCCTCTTGGCAAAACAGAAGCGTTTACTGCAAATCCATTAAAATCACCTGTTTCTGATCGCAGAGAATCGGCACCACTTATCGAAGTATTTAAAGGTCATGCAAGACCTCTCGAATCATCGTTATATTACACAAATTCCGGTGTTATGAATCGTGGTGATGTTCCACAACCACAACTTCACCTTAATGCCATCGTACCATTAACAGAACTTCCCAATCAGTCTGGTATGGGTTTTGTTAATATGCCTTATGAACTTCGACAGCAACTTGAGGGAAGAAAATCTCACGTTGAAGCTGGTTATTATTCTCAAAAAGGCATTGACATCATGGGGGTTAACAGACCCCAGGATTTATATTACACAGATGCTGAAGGAAATCAAAGATTACGTCTTTCGATCAGAAATCAATTTCTCCCAGGAAATATTCAGAATCGAAACACCATTCCTGCCGGAACCACAAAAGCAATTGCTGATTTTGCTGGTAGAGAAGGTGATCAGATAAGACGAAAGAGACTTGATATCACAACTGGAGAACGTCCGTTTTCAGTTATTAACACAAGTCTCACAATTCCCGAAAAATGGATAAGCGACGAGTCTTCACGAAGGTTTGTTGAAGAAACTCTAGCGCCAGAGTTACAACAAATGGGTGTTGGATTAAATTATGCCGCATCCAAACGTGATGATTTTGGATACACACTTAAATTGAGTGCCGTTGGTTATCAACATGAAGGTGCCGCTTTCAAAGGTGGCATTTCGTCAAAAATAACCGGTTCACCAATGGAAACAACCGCAGTCGGATTATGGGAACCTGGATCTACTGGAAATCTGGCGTTGAAGTCTCAGGCAGATGCGATCATTCCAGTAAAGAATATCAATGCTCTTATGTGGGGTATTGTTCGTGGATTGGACCCAAATAAACAAAAAGACCTTTTGATTCAATCTATGAAAAATGAACCGGGTGATAAAAGAAAAATAACTGAATACTTCAACAATCTTAATGGTGGAGATCTTGTACTCTCTGATCTGGCTTCTGAACTTGGAATGGGTCCAATTGATTTAGTTACCAGAATGACAAAAGGAATTGTTGGATCAACCCCTATTATTTCTGGAAATAGAAAAGTAAATCAACGTGAACTTGCTCAACAAGAAGAAAACTATCAGAAATTTGGTATAGGGCGATCTGTTGGGTTTATCCCTTTTGACATATTTACTTCTGAAACCAAAAAACAGTATATTGCTCAAGCCGCTTCTGTTCTTCAAAAAGAAGGACTTACAAAAGCCCAGGCAATGAAAAGAATCAATGCCACGATGAGATTTGAACAAGGAAAAACTCTTGAAGGTGGTCTTGAAACTTTTGTTGGATATCAATATGGAGAGGTTATTCGATCAAAAGACACCCCTGTAAATGCAGTCATTGAATGGAGTGGTGTTTCAAGGGATACTCTTAATAGTACTGTTGATGCAATGATGCTTCAGGGAAACACAAAACTCGCAGAATTTCTAAATGCTCGACCACAAGAATTCAGCACAACTCAAAGAGCATTGAGAAGCACCATGGCGGCTCGATCTGACACACTTCAGGGAGAAGGGCAAATTGGTAAGTATATTCGTGTTTCTGATGAAACTGCATCAGTTGATCCGGCAACAAGAACAATAAATCCAAAATATCTGAATACGCTTATCGGTCAATACTCAACCACAAATGCTTCTCCTGCAGAAGTTCTTGAAAAAGTAAATCAGTCACTTTCAAATTCCTTTGGTAGCGATAAGTTTGGACTTGAAATTGTCGGACCAAAAGGAAAAGGAAGCGCTTTTATTCCTGCGCTTAGTTCTGTAAAAACACTTGATGAACTTGGTGAAGCACTTGATGTAAATGCAGAAAACGAACTTCAACTTACTTCTGTTGGTCGATATTCAGAAAGAACCTTATCGACACTTTCTAATATGTTGTCTGGAAATCCAGCAGATTATGAACAAGGAAGAAATCAACTTCTTAAACAATATTCTCAATATTTGAAATCTCCTAATATAGAAAAAACAGAAGTTGGTATTTATGGTGCTTTTTCTGGAACTGGTCTATTAAAACCTGGCGAAATATTCCTTACACAAAATGAACTTCAAAGATATTACCGAATTGCTGGTGGTGACATTAACAATAAAGCAGAATTTGGTAAATACATGAGTCTCTTTAAGGGTGGAGTATTTGGCGTGGCTGAACGTCAACCAAAACCGAATGTCGGAGTAGAAGGACTTCCCGGATCAGTATTTCAGTTTTCCGTTTTGACAGCCATGAATGATCCGAGGGGTGCCTATATTCAAAAACTTCTTGATCAATCTGGAATACGAACACAGGGAATTGTTACTTCAACAAGTGAACGAGCAACGTTTGGTGATCTTGATGCTGATAAATTTGGAATAACCCTGGCTCTTGCAAGAAACCTTGGTGGTGATAATGCGAGTGGTGTTTGGAGTAAGTTTACTGGTGGTGCAACAAACGCCAGTGAATTAAATGCAAATATTCAAAAAGTGCTTGCTTCTCGTTCTCCAGAACAACAACAAAAAGCTTTTGATACTGTCTTCGAAGGAATGAAGGGTGGATCTCTTGAGTTTGATCCATTCAGTAAAAATGTCAGAGATTATTTTGGTGCTTTATTTGGAAATGAAAACGCAGAAACGCTTCTTAGAAAGAAGTCTCTTACCGCATTACTTGATATGGGTCCTGAATGGCAAAAAGCAAACGAGAACGCTAATTTCCAGAAAAAAGTAGCAATGGGTTCCACTTATAATCAACTTCTTCGCAGACCAAAATCTGCAGGTATGGCTTTAGGATACGAACCAGCAACCACTCAAAGAATTATTGATAAGTTGGGAACAAAAAGTTATCAATCGGCTATCGATCAGAAATACGACCCACAACAACTTGTGAGTATGCTTCAAGGAGCATTCATTTCTCCCCAGGGACAATCTCTTGCGATCAAGTATAACCAAACAGCAAAAGGTGATCCAAAGTTTACAAGAGGAAACCTTCCATTAAGCCAAACAAACGATATGAATGATGTTATGGTTGGCATGGCGGCTAACCTGATGTACTCCGGGGATAATCTCACGGCTTACAATTATGCAACCTTGTTTGGTCAAATGCCAAAAGAACTTATTGGAGCCCAGGGATTATCAGCACGACAATCAAACGATCTTGTGAAAAAACAAAGTGCTTTTTTTGACACACTTACAACAAAATTCCAATCGATTCTTGATGCACCAGCAGATAAACGTGGAGCCTTATTACGAGAATTGAAAGAAAGTGGAGAACTTGGAGCAGAGTCTATCGCTGGATATGCTCTTGGATCTCGTCTTTATGAACATTATTCCGGAAAAATCAAAAGCAGTATGGGTTCGTCTGCAAGTTCTCAAAAGAGTGCAGAACAAGTAGAAAAAATAAAATCTATTGCTTCAAGCATGGGTATTAACATCGATGAAATGTTGGACAAATATAGTCCTGCAGCTAATCTCTTTGAAATATTCAAGGGTGATGAAAACTCTCCTGATCTTGGTTCTTGGAAAGATCCAGTTAATTTTGCATCAATGGCTACATCATGGATGGAACGTGGAATTCACAACGATCCAACCGTTCAGCAAATAATGAAAATATATGGAGAACCCCATGGTCTTTCCTATGGAACCGATAAATCAGGAAAACCGATTTTGCGATCATCTTCAACAAAAAGAATAATTCGTAATCAAGAAGATCTCAATCAATATCGAGAAACAATTCAAAGAAAAACAGGACGAAAAGTAAAAGATTCTTCAACTCCTGTTACTCCTGTTGTTCCACCAGAAATGGTTCCAGACGTTCCAGTAGTTCAACAAAGTTCAATCGTTCAACAAGCCGTAACTGGTGGACAAACCGCAGACAGTGGTTATCGTAATCAGTGGATGGAACAAGCATCACCTGAAATTCAGGCATATCGAAGTATGCGTTTTGCAAAACAATGGTACTCCGCAGAAGAAAAAGGTTCTCTCGAACCCCTTGTAAACCTCGGAGCTACTTATTTGTCTTCACTTCAGAATGTAACTGGTCAGGATCAGGAAACATTAATGGGCGCAAGTCCATTAGAAGCCTATGAGTATGTTCGATCAACAAGAGGAAAAGAAGTTGCTGATGCGATTATAAGAAATAATCCAAACGCTTCACGAGCTCTTGGTACTTTGTCCGCAATGAAAAGAGGGGCAAAAGGAGCAGTTCCAAATCTGCCAATTGGAAGTAATGCTTCTGCATTTGCTCTTATTGCTTCTGGTCAAAGTCCAGAAATGAAAGAAGTTTGGTCAAAAGACGAGTTTAAAGCCGGAATATTAAGTACCCTTCCATTAACAGAATTGGGTATCGGCAAAGGAATTGCAAAAGCACCATTTACTGATGCAAGTGCAATGGCGTTATCTGGAATAAATATGTCTCAGACCGCTTTGCACAATTCTCAACTTGCATACATAGCTAATCCAACAGCAAGAAACAAACAAATTGTAAATCTTCAAGAACGCGAGTTTCACGAACAAAATGCATCTTTCCTTATGGGAAATTTGTCATTCCAGGAATCCGCAATGGGAGTTCCGGGTCAATATAGAATCTCCAATATTGATCGATCAAAAATGTCAACTTCAGAATATCTTCGAGAAATTGATACTCGAAAAAGTATGATGTTGAATCCAGAAATAAACCCAAACGCATCAGATTACGCAAAAGGCATTCACGATCCATATATCGAACCGTATAAAAAATCGGTTGAAGCTGGTGATAAATCATTTGGTGAAGCCACTTCTGGAAAAATGGCATACGATATTTATAAAGAAAAAAGAGAAAATATTGATGTTGCCACATTCTCAAAAGTAAATTCAGTTCTTCGTGAATTTGCCGAAAGAGTTGATACCACCTCAAAGGCTTATAAAGAGCAAGAAAAAGCAATCAAAGATGGTACTTCAATTCGAGAAATAGAAAAACAGGGTATCAAACAAAAAATGCTCATGCAGGAAGATACTGCTCGGGCATGGCTTGGCACTTCTGGAACTGGTCGACTTTCTGATCAGGAAAGAATGAAACTTCAGGGACTTGGAAGAAATGATTTCCTGGCAGAATATGGAAAAACTCAGGCTGAATTAACTGGTCTTGAAACTGAAGAAGAAAAACAACGTGGATCAATGTCAAAGATTGGAAGTGCTGCTCGACATATCTTTGGTGGTTTTGGTCTTATGTACATGCGATCCATTGCAGGAATTATTGGATCTTCTGGTGAATTTGGATATAACGAATCTACTGCCATGGAACAAGGAGTAACAGGAGCTCTTGCTGGTCAATGGGGTCCTAATGCTGGTTACAATGCAGAAGCTAATATTTCTGGTGCAAAGGCACTGTATGGTGGTGGTGGAAGAAGATATATTAATCAGGTTTATGAAAATTTATTACGAAATTCTCCTGGACTTGTTAATGCTGGAAACTCTCTTGTTTCTGGTCTTGGTGCTTTTGGTGCCACGGCTTGGGCAGGTGGAGAACTTACATCAGCACTCGGAATAGCCGGTGGTGCAGTTGCTCCTATTGCGGCTGGTGTTGGTATGTTAGTTGGTGTTGGATCAGCAGTGGTAAATCAAATAGGTAGGGCGTCCGATGAAACCACATGGGTAGCCGCAAATTACAAAGGCGTTGCAAGAAACTCTTATGGAAACCTTACCCCTGCAATGGGGTGGAATGATCTTATTGCAAAAGTTATGTTTTCTGCTAGTGATGCCACGGGAATTGGAACTGGTACTGATTTTTATAAAAACATGGACGAAAATTACCGATTGTCCGTTATTGCAAAACAGGCAGAGGATCTTGTAACTTCTGGAAAAGCCAAAACTCGTCAAGAGGCATTGCAACAACTGGGAGTTGTTGAATCAGATCGATTTAGACTTGAAAAAATCTATGCCTACGAATTTACAACTTCAAATATGCCTGGCATTTCTGAACAGGGAAGAATTGGTGCAGTTCAAGCCTGGGAATCAATGGGTGGAACCGTAGATACAGCAAAATATGGAACATTACAAAAACTTGGTCAATCTTATGATGCGGGTATAGATGTTGCTGGACTTGCCCAAACCCTTGCAACGGCTGGTGGATTCCAGTTCTCTAGCGATAGAACCACACTTCTTTCTGGACTTTCAAGTACTAAATTGAATGTTCCGCAAATAGGACAACTTCAAACAGTTGCCAGTTTTGCTCAACAAATGGGTGTTGGCTGGACAAAGAAAAACTTTGGAATGAACATCGAGGATTTTACAAAGTCTATGACTGGTGGACTTGAACCAAAAACAGTAACTACATCAAGGACTGCTGGTACTCCTGATGAAATTCAGAAACTTGCTGAAGATGTTGTAAGGAAACAATATACTGTAGAACAACTCGATCAAGAAGAAGCAGGATGGGGAAACCCTGCACTTGGTATTGAAATTAGAAAAATTTCAGCCTGGGATGAATATAACGATGCTAAAAAACTTCTTGAAAATGCCCTTAAACAAGTAACAACAACTGAGCAGATTCCAAATGAATTGCCACAAAATGTCCAGAAGATAGCTGGTGCTCTTACGGGATCAAACGCAACTGCTGCTCAAGCATGGTTTTCATATCAGAAACAAATGCAAAGTGCTGGTGTTAATATTGGTCTTGAATCTATGCCACAAGGTTTTCTAAATGAAAATCTTACTCCAGAACAAAGATTAACACAGGAAAATAAATGGCTTTATGCTGAAAACACAGCTTCTCAAATTTCAAAATATGGAGTGCAAACCAACAGGAATGTTGGTGGTATATCTCGTTACTGGAACTCTCTTGTCGAGTCTGGAACTCAAAAACAACAGACTCAATTTGCAGACTTAATTTCTAATCCAAATCCATTAAATATTGGTGCATATGTATCAAAGTTGGGTCCCGGTGGAGCTCAACAATTTTGGGGTACATATGTTGATACTATTGGTGGTGGCGTTTCTGCTGGAATGAGTGCTTTTACTGGTGTAGACCAACGTACCGGAAATGTAACCGGTGGTGCCTGGGGAGTTCGATCACTTGCATTGCCTGGATATAAACCGGGTGCTGGTGCAGGATCATTCAATTCACCACAAGCAGTTGCTTCACAAATTTGGGGTCAAAATTGGCAATCAAATAACGGCATGGCACAAGGTGCTGTAAATGCCATGGTAAATGGTTTCCAATTAGGAGATCAAACAGTTTATGGACAACAGGCTCTTAGTGCATGGCAAAATCAACAATCTTACAATGTTGCTTCTGCACAAGCTGGTGTTCAAATGCGACAAATCGCTTTATCAAGTACATTTACTACTGGAGTAGGATTAGGTTCTTATTCAGGAACAATTAATCCGCAAACCGGAAAATCATTTGGGATAAATACTCAAGGTGGTGGTTTCTGGGGGATTGAAGATAGGCAACGAGCTTTATCTTATGCTCAACAGGAGTATTCATTCCAGTCACAACAGCAACAAATGGATATGTCCAATAAGTTTTATCAGCAAGATACTGCCATGCAACGAAAACAAATGACAATGCAAAGGCAGTATGCTCAACAAGATTGGTCAATGCAGGAAAATGTAAGAGATCTTCAATGGGGATGGAAGCAAGAAGATTATCAAGAAAATATTCGTTTTATGACTGGTCGAGAACGAAGGTTGGCAGAACGTCAGATGAAACGCGATACCACAATGCATGACATTGAGGGCGATCAAATTGATGTTCAAAAGAAACGTCAACAAGAAATGTGGAAATTGGAAGACCAAAGATTCGCTATCGCAAAACAACAGCACAACGAAACTTTGAATTTCCAAAAAGAACAACTCACTAAAGCAAAAGAATTCTTTAAACAATCAAAAGCACTTGAGGACGAATCAGTAAAACTTCAAAGAGCCTATTTTGTTGAACAACAAAAACTACAAAAAGAATCTGCTGGAATTTCAGCAAGTGCCGCAAAAGTTCAAAAAGACTTGAATGATGCAATGTTGAAATACAGTATTTATTCTCAAAAAGCTGATGATCAACAAGTTTTATTGAATAGCAGTTTAAGCAATATGGTAACCTTATTGCAAACACTTGTCACTACTCTTGGTGGTGTTTTGCCAAAACTCAACGAGGTTAACAAGATGTATACAAACGGTTTTGTTTTGCCAGGAAATATAAGTAATAGTGTTCAATCTTTTGTTTTGACTCTCGATGGAAGGGTTATCGCAAATGCAGTAAGTGATGTTGTTATTCGAGATATGAGATAAGGATAATTCCATGGCAGTAACTGAATACATAACCATTACAACAAGTGGAAGTGAAATTTCAAAAAAGTTTTATGCTATTTTGACTGGATATACCGAATCCCATCAAAAAACACAATCCATTGATGAAAATATTGAGGGAGATCCATTAATAACAAATGGTGGAATTATTATTCGTTTTTCGTATATTTTGAAATTGTCTTACGAAATGGAAGATAGTACATTCGGAACAAAAAATGATCTTATACAGATGTATGATTTAAATAATCCAAACGCAGAACCCTCAGATGTTCTTACTTTAATTGATCATTATGGTATTTCTCATACAGTAAAATTCGAGGGTCCGCTTGAGTTGAATCCGCTTACAACAATGATCGATGGCGAAGATTCGTTTTTCTATACTCCAATACGACTTATCGAGGTAATAGATGAGTAGAACTGTAAGTGACAACCTATTATCTGCAATAAACAAAGTATCTGGAATTAGAGCAAATTCCAGACTTACTGTTTACAAAAATAGAAACTATTTTTCTGGTCTTGATTCAACCTCTGGATCTCCAACATACGCACAAGGACCAACTATTACAGACATGCCAATTTCGCAAGCCTCCAGATACGATTCTGCAAATAGTCGTCTTTATACTTTGTTTATAAATCCAACAACAGAATATATCGAGATTACAACAACTGGATCAAACCCGGTTTGTGAACTTAACACAAGCGGAAGTCCACTATTATCACCAAAAGAAGGAAAAATAGATGCTTTTTTTCCATACCTTTATAGAATAAATAAAGTTGGAGAACTTATTTGCTCAACTCTCAATATGACCACATTGAAAAACTCTTTTACTTCTGGACCCTTAGATTGCGTTTCTTCTGAAGAAGTAATTGAAACATTGACATCTGGATCTCCATCTGCGTTGTGTGCACTTGGAGAAAAAGAGTTTGTCAGATTATTTATAGATGATGGGGGTATTGGAATAATTCACTATCTTTATTCTGGTGGATCCTGGGTAAAAAATACTTTTTCTCATAGATTCATGATTCCTGATGAAGTTCTTCCAGATTCTCCGGAAAGCGCTTATTGTTTGAATTTCTCGTCAGCAGTAAAAAGAACTGATGGTATTTGGATTTATTTTTCTTATCCATCTGGTGAAGTCAAGGGAGTTCATATAAATACAGATGGAATTTGGAGTGATATTTTTGTTGCAATTCCAAAAGATTTGTCTGTATTCAAAATAGCCAATGCTTTTGTCGATATCAATGAACGAATACATTTAAGTGGTCAGTTTCAACGCGTAGATTCACTCGATGCTTTCTCGTCAGATTCTATTTGGAATCTTTTGTGCAGTAGTGATGATGGAAAAGTATTTACTCTTGATCGCAATGTATTATTCAGTCTTATGGGATATCGGTTCAGTGCAATTCCAGTTGGAAATAATATTTATTACATTGATGCAAATAGATATAAGGTTTTAACAGGAACTTATAATTCTATTTATGAAAATACGGATAATCTTGTTTTGAGAAAACAGATCACGGAAATTACTGGATCTGCAGATTCTGGTTATACATTAAGTATTGTCACTGCTAATGATGCATTACTTGATCATGAACTTTTGGTTGAGGGAAATATAGGCAAACTCGAAATTGGAGTAAATACAAGTGGATCTGAAATCGAATATACAATTTGGGACACTTGTATAATTTCTGCCTTAACAACAACCCTGGCAAACGCAAAACGAAATCTATCGCTAGAGATGGTTTCAGAAGGTTCTTACCGATTACAACAATTTTCATATCCTTTTTATCTTGAAATGCAAGGTAAGCAATCATTTTTTGACCCAATAACAGATATGAGTAATTTATACAAAGCACCGAATTCGTCTGGTATGAAAGAAGGATTTACTATTGACTTTTGGAACCAAGAAGACGATTTTTCTGGTGGTGGATTGGCTCCAATGTTCCATAACACGGCAGGATCAAAAACATTAATGAGTGGAGATCTAAAAGATTATCTTTATCTTGTTGATTATCCGATCATTGACACATTGCCAATTACTTTCAAAATATACGGATGGAGTCATATCGGTGTTATGCAAGGAGCAGATTATATCAATGATACGACTCCCTATACAAACCCAAATGATGATTTCATTGCAATCATAAAAGTTCAACATGCAGACGGAACCGATGAAACAATAACCCTAACAACTGCAGATGCTACAGACAAATCTTATCCTCCCCAAACATGGAAACCCGGCAGTTCTCGTGTTGATGGTTCTTATCCGGTTGAATATATTTTTGATACTCCAGATGGACTTGTTGTAGGAGATAAAATTTTGGAAATTGGCACATTAATTCAATCAACTTCTTGTACAGTTTTCTATGTTGAAAGAGTAGAAATTCCAGAAATAAATATGTACATCGATCCAGACGCTTTTCCACAAGATAGTAGTGAAATAGCCGATATTACTGGATATGATCCAATGAGTGGCACAACCGCATGGGATTTCAATGATGGCACTTTACAAGGTTGGGTTGAAGGAAATCCTCCCTGGGGAAACGTATGTAGAACCGGCGCTACTGGTTTACAACACACAAGTAGTTTTTATTATTCTAATGGTGGTGTTGGTTGGACTGCTGGTGGTGGACAATGGCATGAGGGTGACGCCAGTTTTGATGTTGAAAGCCAAGGATTAATTATTGGTGCCGGAGTTACCTTTACTGGAACTTATTATGGTGTTCACAGTCATGCCGGATTCAAGATAAATGCCGCAGTTGAATGTACCGATGGATCAAAAACATGGGCTTTTGGAGATATATTTTCTGGAGATACAGGATGGTTATCTGAAGGTGATTCTGGCACATTTACTGTTAATTTTGATGCGTCTTTTTACGGAAAGACAATAAAGAGACTTTGGATCGGTTGTTTTGGTTATCAATATGACAATGCATCAAATAAAGTTTTTGATAATCTTTCTTTGAATGGTGTAACAGTTCCAGACGAAGAATCTTTCAGTGATGTAACTGCAAAAAAGGGCATCATCATTAAAAACCTCGGAATACCCAATGTTTATTTTTCAAGTAAACCATATTCTGCGTTCAACTTCGAATCTTGTGTGAATGTGAAAATCCTTGGAACTTATTCTTACGCAGGACTTGTTGGACTTGCAGAGGATGGTAGAAATTTTATTTGTGGAAGATATAAAACAGGAACACTTCAAATAGTTAAGGTGCGAAATGGGGAAACGACCATTTTGGCTTCTGCTTCTTATACGTCTTCTGCTACTTTTGTGAGAATCATGTTTTGTCATACAAATGGAGATCTGTCAATTCGAGTAATGGAAGCTGGAGTTTGGGGAGCCCCAAAACTTACTTATCGTTGGAAGTATGATGATGGGCCCATGGCAACCGATCCAGATCTTTATCATCTTGGAATATTTTCAATTTCAGATGTTCCAAAATTTAGAATTTGTTCATTTGATCCGGCACAATCAACTTTTGTTGGATTACTTTCTGGATATGACACTTCTTTATTTGAAGCATTTCCATCCTCTGGAACAATTGTTATTGACAATGTTATTTACACCTATACTGGAAAAACAGGAACCTCAATAATTCCTCGAGGACCATATCAACTTCGTTGTGCAAATGCCTGGAATTATAGTAGTCCTGCTGATGGTGAACATTATTCTGGAAACTCTGTTGAAATTACCTATTTTGATTGGAAAAGCAACCCGACATATCACGAAGAATATCAGAATTATATAGTTGCATCAAATGCTGGTTATTCTTGGTTAATCAACGAAATTGATTACAAGCCTTGGATTACAACGGGTGGGTTACTAATTTATTTGAATCATCGATGTAGAATATTTGGATTCAACTTAAGTCTTGATACTTATATAAGTTGTGCTGATAAAATGTTCATAACAATGGGGCTTACTGGAGTTGCACTTGCTCCTGATCAAGAATCATTTTTGCATTCTGAGGGAAGTTATTGTTATCAACAAGAAGAAAACGAAATTGAGTTTGCTGATTACTATGCTTCAAGCGATGATCAGGATTCAACAATAAGTGATCTTATCAGCAAAATTTGTAAAATGTCTGGAGCCAAACCATTGTTCCCGGGAGATAAAACTCACACAACGTTATCTCTTACGGACGGAGTAGAAGAAGTTTTATGACGATAGAATATGGTGGTTTCGATGTCTGGTTTACAGTCCCAGGAATAGACGATGGGGATTCTATTGATATTATCTCAAACGTGAATATTACAACAGGAAGTGAAGTTTCAAATACAACCGCAAGAATAAGTAGAAGTGGATCCGTATATTCTCTTTCTGTTTATGGAAACACAACCCTTTATCATGGATTTGCAACAACAGTGTCTTCTCCAAAGAAAATTAGATGGTGTATGCACAATAATTTTCTTTCCTGTTATATTAATGAAAACTGGATTCATACTTTTTACTTTTCAAACGTTGATTATCCAGAATACGAGGATTTTGTTTTATCAATAAAATCAAACGGAAAATCAATTAATATAACCGAAGTAAAACTGGTTGATCTTTATGATTGGCGAGAAGCAATTTATATTGATCTTGATAGTGTCGCCGCAAATGCGATTTCATCAGTAATACAACAACGTCCAGTTGAATTACGTCCAACTTATTTGGGAGAAATGAGATTTCAATATTCAGCAGATGATAAAAGAGATGTTGTTAATCTTTATCAAAAACTAATAACGAGTTGTCAAAAATTGGATAATCCAAATGCCGTTGTAAGTGATGCAATTGTTTATGGTACTGTTGTTGAAGTATTAACAAGTGAAAACACTGCTTCTCAACATGGTTTTATTACAAGAATTATTCGTGTGCCAGAATTAGATATGGGAGCAAGACGAGCCGCAAAAGAATTAATAAAACGCGCAGAACAACAATCAATAATTTATACGATCATTCTAAGATCTGATTTGAGAATTGAACCTGGTGATATTTTGCAATGCTCATATACTCTTTCTGGAACTGAAAAAGTTATACCAATAAGTTGTATTGTAGAAACAATATCTTTGAATACAAAAAACGCTGTTTTTCAAATGACTATCACTGGAAGAAATTATGCCGCCTAATCTTCGATCCTCTATCGCTAGAGTTAACCAAAACAAAAGAGTAAAAGCAATCGCTCTTGAAGTTATGGGTGGTCGTGCTTCAGTTAAACTTGCTGGATCCAGTCAGGTTTTATATGGTTTGTCTATTACTGGTGGAACGGTTATTGCTGGTCAAGAAGTATATGTCGATTACACCACTGGTCAACCAGTAGTTCATTCTTATCAAGAACAAACTGTTTCAACAACTGTAACAAGGATAAAAACAAGGGTAATTACAACAGATCCAGACTTTCCAGGTAGTGGATCTTCTACTCAACACACGCATACAAAAGAACAAATTATTGATCTTCTTCTTCCGCAAACTTCAGAACCGCAAACCGGATTTTATCTTACTGGATATGATGATGCAACAGGTTTGTTTACTTCTGGAAGCCCAACTGTTTCAAGCGGATCTCCAACTGAATTTTCTGGCAATCACAATGAACTTGATAATCTCCAGGGTGGAAAAGCAGGAACGCCAAATCCGACAATGGTTTCTGGTGGAAGTGAAATTATATATACGCTCAATGGAACAACCTATAAGGCGCATATTTTCACAACTTCTGGATCTCTTATTCTTGGAAATAATGTTGAACTTGAATATTTAATTGTTGGTGGTGGTGGTTCTACTGGTGGTGGAGTAAATGGCGTTTGTTATGATGCCCCTGGCGGTGGTGGAGAAGTTAAAACAGGAACGCAAGAATTTTCTGCAGGGACCATATCCGTTATTGTTGGCAATGAAACCTCTGGATTTAATACAAATGGAAATCCAAGTTCTTTAGGAAACATTACCTGTAATGGTGGTAACGCCGGATATGTTCAAGGTCATGGTGGTGCCAGTGGAGATGGTCATACTGGTTCAGCCAGATCAGGATCTATTTCTGGTGGTGCTGGTGGCGACAACGCAAATTCTTCTGGCATAAATGGTGGTAACGGCACGCAATCGTCAATAATTGGTACTCCTACTTATTATGGTGGTGGTGGTGCGGGTGCTGGTTATAATGTATTTGGAACCCCGGGTCTTGGAACAGGAGTAGCAAATTCTGGCGGTGGTGGTAATGGTGGAAATGAAACCCATCCAAATCAAAAAGGATTTTCTGGCATTGTTATTGTTCGTTATGTGTATTCAGATGATTGGCAAGCAGAATTCTATCATCTAAAAGACAATGAATATGAATTTCTTCAAGAGATTATTGCAACTGGTGGAAGTAACATTACTGGAGGTTCGCCTATTCAAGAAGCCCCAAATGACGATATCGGATATGTCAGAAAAAACAATGAATGGGCTTCTGGTGATTATCGATTTACTCCAACTGCAAATTCTTCTGAAAGCCACGGAACAACATCCAATGGATCGAGTATTACATTTGCCCACACAGTTACAGGAGGAAGTGACACAATTCTTCTTGTTGGAGTTTCTTCTGGCAATGACGCTGTTACTGTTTCTTCTGTCACGTACAATGGAAAAGCATTAACAAAAATAAATGAGGTCGGTGGTGGATCTTTTGGAAGATCTCAAATGTGGTATAGATTACTTCCAGATATTGGAACTTATAATGTAGTAGTAACTTTTTCTGGAAATACTTATGGTGAAGCTGGTGCAATTGCTTATGATCATGTAGATCAGACGCTTCCATTTAGAAATGAAGTTGAAAATACCGGAGCAGATGAAATAACAGTTGTTTCTTCAGATGGAGATCTTGTTGTTGGAATGGTTTCTCTTTGGTGGAATACCAGCCTTGGTTCAGACGATGCCGGACAAACAAGTATTTGGGTGGCGACAAGTGATGGTTCATGGCAAGGATTAATGAGTTCCAAAAAAGGAACTGAGTCTACTATACTTAGATGGACCTTGCTTACTACATATTCTTCAATAATGGCTATTTCTCTTCACGGGTCTACTGGTTATCAAACAGCACTTGCAGATTATGCAACTGGTAATTATGGTTTAGATTCAGACGCAAATATGAAAGCGCTTTATGATTTGGTAATGGCAATGAGAACAACACTGGTAAATGCAGGACTTATGAAAGGATCGCAATAAAAAAAGTAATTCTTGATGTAAAATTGAAAGAGGTTATTATGGACACATCACTTTTCGAGGGAATGAAGTACGGAATTGTTTTTTTTAGTTTTATTATGGCATATGCCGAAATAAGACAGGCAATTGAACTCTCTAAAAAGAAAAAAGAAGAACTTCTTGTTTTAGGAAAATCTAACATTAACTACATTTGGGTAAAATGGGGTTTAGGTATTATGGGAGCGTATTGGAGTTTATATTACACTCGTTCAATTCTCGATATTTCAATTTCAGTTCACCAAGTTTGGGTAAGAGGTCCACTATTTATCACCATTGCCCTTGTTGCAAGTGGTGCATTAATGTCATTAAGGAGGGTTAGATGAATTGGGACATAATTGGAACTTATGCACCATATGTAATATCTGCTGTTTCTTTATACTTTGCTCTTAGAAAACAAAAACATGAAGAAAACGGTATTGATGCAAACGCCATAAAAACTTTTGCTGAGACAACTGGAATTGTTGGAAAGCAATACAAAGATTTACTAAAAGAATTCAATTCGTACAAGGCAAGAACCGATCAGGCAATGGGTAAACTTCAAGCTCAACAAGCCGATCTGGTTCAAAAAAATACAAGTCTCAACTTAAATTTTCTTACTGAACAAGCGGAAAGAAAAAAACTTGAAAAAAAAGTTATTAAACTTGAAACAGAAAATCGAATTCTTTCTGACTCAAATAAAGATTTAAAAGCAATTAACATCTCACAGGCAAATACAATCAAAAGTCTTACCCGTTGGGTAGAGAAACTTTGCAACCAACTCAAGGATAACAACATTACGCCTGTACCTTGTGACGATAAGTAAATATATCTAACGCTAGAGAGGATGCTATGGGAATAAAACTTTCAGATTTTGCAATAACAGCAACAGATGTAAGTGATAATAACGGAGTAATTGATTGGAATAAAATGTTATGCAATATTTCAGTTATCCGTCTTGGATATGGAAGAACGACTGACAGTCGAGCTTTAAGAAATTGGAAAAATGCAAAAGGAAAAGTTGATCGTGCTCCTTACTGGTATCTCGACTATTACTCAAATACATTTAATAAAAAGTCCCCGGTTTATGGAATGTCTGATGAAGAATGGGGATATACACAAGCCGAGTACTGTTGGAATCTAATCAAAGATGATCCGTCTGCAATTGTGTTTTTGGATATTGAGGATGGTGGAGCTTCTTATTCAAAACCTCTCAGCGATCCAGAAACCCAGGAACACGCCGAAACAATTGCCAGAGCATTCCTTGAAAGAATGGACCAACTCAACGGAAAGTTTAATGGTATTTATTGTTCTGTTGGTCGTCTGAATTGGTTCTATAAATGGTTCAGAAATCGCCCCTTGTGGGTGGCATGGTATAACGAAGCACAGACCATTTCCAGTGTTCTTGCCGCAGTCAAAGAAAAAGGTTGGACTGGTGAAGTTCTTATGTGGCAATATGCGTCTGACGGTGACATTGATGATAATGGATCCGCAGATGGTCAACTCATGGGTTGTGACAGTAAATTCCTCGATCTTAATGCCTGGACTTCCACTCTAAAAAGATACCAAGAATTGTTTGGAAAAGAAGTTACTGGAGAAGATCCTGTCACAGAAGATCCGGTTGTTGTTCCGGAAACAGTTTTGTCTTACAGAATTACTTGTGGAAGTCTGTTTATTCGAGAACAATCAAACGCAAATGACTCAACAAGAAAACTCGGACTTTACTTTAAAGGCACAAAAGTTTTTATATCTGATGTGCAAAACGGCTTCGGAAAGATATATAATCAAAACGGCTGGATTTCCTTGAGTATGAAATATACCGAAAAGGTAATATAAGGAGAGTTCAAATGGCAACCAAAAAGAAACCGAAAATTTTCATCAAGCCATCTAAACGAGGTAGTTTTACAAAGATTGCCAAGAAAAAAGGGCAGGTGTCAAAAGATGGTACAATCACCCAAGAAGCAATTGCCTCTGGTCTGAAAAGTACCAATCCTGCAATTAAGAAAAAGGCAGTCTTTGCAATGAATGCCCGAAAATGGGCAAAAGCCAAAAAGGGAAAGAAGAAAGGAAAATAATCATGGCAAAGAAACCGGCACCTGCTCCAACGAAGAAATTGAAACCGGGTGAAAAGATGGTCTTCGGCAAGATCGTCAAGCCTGGCGACAAGAAGAAACAAAAGAAAAAAGGTAAGTAGTCGTGGCTTGCAAAAAGCCGTCCAAACCGATGTCCAAGGGAATGCCAAAACCCAAAGACAAAAAGAAAATAAAGAAAGGTAAATAAAATGGAATCTAATATAGTCGTAACACCCGATCTTTTGGTCTATCTTGCATCCATCGTTCTTTCTTTGCTTTTTTCTTACGTACCCAAACTCAACACCTGGTACGCCGCAAAGTCTGACGAGTTCAAGAAACTTCTCATGTTGTTGTTGATCTTCTTGACAACCGTGATCCTGTTCCTGCTCAGTTGCTTCTCATTGCTATCGACAAATCTTGTTTGCACAAAACAGGGCATCTTCGATGGTGTGATGATCTTTATTCTTGCGATTGTTGCGAACCAGAGTGTATTCACGATCTCGCCAAAAGCAAAAGCGGTGAAGAAACTGAAGGAAGAAAAAGAACTCGCTCGATTGGTCGAATTATCGGCATCAACGGCAACTGAAGGTTAACTTCGCTTCATTGCTTTTTCTCCTTTGAAAAGAAGATCGAGAGCCACTGATACGCTCTCGATCTTCTGTTTTTAAACAACACTTATTTTACAATTGAATTCTGTCCATGATCTCTGCAAGAGAGTCACTTATTTGAACCATGTTTTGAAAGTTTATTTTCGCCATACTTGCAAGTGGGGACAAATTCAACGATTCTGGTGTACCGGGTCCTCCTTGCTGAACCCTTGAACCTATGTCAATACTTACCGGAGCAAGAACATTTCTGATATGATCAAGTCTTTCCATGATCAACTTTGTGATACGTTCACTCTCCAGTAAATATTCCTGTGGAGTTGTTGGTACTTTTCCTGGTGCACTTCCTATTGGGTTGCTCATAATATTCCTTTCGTTTGTTTGAATAGAGAGATTGAGTTACGAATATTGTTGCACATCCAATCTTCAACATGATCGTGTTGACCCGGATAACACGGTGCAACAATTTGTCCCCGAAGTCCATTGTTTATTGCTATTGGAGTTGTTGTTGGAAGACCTTCACAATACTCCGCACCACCAAATACATCTTCGTTGAAATTTGTTTTCCACTCATTTATTTTAGACCAGAATTGTCCCCATTGAATCCACGTGTAATAAATGTGGATTATTTTATTTGGTTTCAATTCACTGGTCCATAACTGAAGGATATCTTCAATCCACTTATTGCCATTGCCATAAAAACTGAAATGTCCAATAGCAATATGCAAAGCAGTATATATTTCCCTGAATTTGTTTTCAACAAATATCCGTTGTTGCTCGAGAAGCATATTTAACAAAGAGTTCTTAAGCCATTCGTCAGTTATTGGATCTCCCGGATGCGGAACATCCAGACCTGTTTTTTCGTGAAAGTCTTTTATTGCATGAGGACCATAAAAGCCAGCCACGTTTAAAAACATCGTTTCCCCACAAAGCAACTGTGGAGAAACAACTAAACACTGATCAGAAGAATATCTTTGAATGACCATTCGAGAAAAGGAATTATTTCTTTCCTGGGCTTCTTTATTCCACGGAGATAAAGCTTCTTTGTGAATATTTCCTAAACCATCTTTTGGATACCAATCATCAGGGAACCATTGTGGATAATGGGTTGCACTGAACAAAATAGTTTTCATCCCTACTTTGGTTGTTCTTTCAACATACTTATCCAGCACGCTCCAATCAAAGACTCCTTCCTTCTTTTCAATGGAATTCCACATACACTGAAAAGGCATTGTTGTTTTGATTCCGGAATCGAGTAACATTTTGAGTCCGGTTTCATCGATGAAGTCAACATCAACACCAGTTTCATTGATATGAGCAATATCCATCAAGAGAAGAAATTCATCATCGGCAAGGAATGACATTAGATTGTCCTAACTTGTAAGAGGTGGTTGTTTTGGGTTGATATCAAGTTCCATGGAAGTTGAATCAGTCCCAACATAGGTGTTTGCCAGGTATTGGGCATTGGTGTGATTGTCTTCCGTTGCATCGATCTCAAACGTCATGGTGATTGTTTTTTTTGCCAGGTTTTCTTTTACATCTTTGATTTTCACATCGAATTTCATTTCATTCTCCTTAGTTAGATTAGATTATAAAAGGGAGTATTTCTACTCCCTTATTATACTAAACAGATCGATATTTTATTTAATCGCTTCTGCTTTTTCCAAAATTGTGTAATAGGGTCCTGTTTCTCCCTTGAAAACAAGTGGAGCAGGAAGTTCGTTTTCATAAGGAACAGGCATTCCCATTCGGATCTCCAGAAGTAATGTTACTGCCTGGTACATTTCAGCATACAGAGGTTGGGCAACCAAGGCATAAACATCTCCAGATTCAAGAAGATCAAGATTTTCTCTACTGGTGTCCATACCAATAATTGTGATTTCACCAACGGTTTTTCCTGTTTCTTTTGCAGATTTTGACCATGCCGTTGCACCACCACCAGTAGTTGAAAAAGCACCAGTAAGACCATCGTTGCCCTGAATGATCGCAGAAGTTACGGCAATTGCTTTGTCAGGATCAGTGGTTTCAATTTGCACATCAAGAATCTCTATTGCTGGACATTTCAATGCAAGTTCAGTGGCAAACGCTTCTGAAACTGCATTTTCTCCATCGGATAAGGTTGATTGAGTAATGGCAACTTTTCCAGCACAATTGATTTTCTCAGCCATGGCATCAGCCGCATTTATGGCATATCCTACATTGTCTGGAGCAACCCAACCATTGAGTCCGGGAAGTAATCCTTTTTCCATCGGGAAGTGTCCATTGATCACAGGAATTCCAGCGTCAATTGCTTTTAGGGTTGGAGCATACCAAGCTTGATCATAAATAGTGGTGAGTAAACCAGAAGACCCAAGAGCAACTGATTGTTCTGCCAGTTCAACAGATTTTGCAATATCGTTACCATTAACTCCCATGACGACACAATCAAGACCATAATCATCACAGGCTTGTAAGAAACCAGCCAACATGATTTTTACAACCGGGACTTCTTGGTTGGTTGCGATCATCCTGAATGGACTTCCGTTTTGATAATGCGAAAGATCAAGTGCCGGGGGTTGTTGTGTAGATGGAACCCAATCACATTCACTTGGTGCACATGCCGCAAGCAACATGGCTACAATAATCAAAATCGAAACGAACTTGAACGTTTTCACTTTTTGTCCTCTTCTAAATTTAAAGCTATTCTTCGCTTCACATCGATAGAAGCTACGATAGCTAGGATTATTCCTACTTCAATGGGTTGTAAGTAGGCTGACGCTCCGAGCGCCACAAGACCATTTGCAAGAATTTGAATAAGCATAACCCCAAGAAATACGCCAATCATGTTTCCTGTGTAACCAGAAAGTGATACTCCACCAATAGCAACTGCCGCTATTGCGTTGAGTTCCCATCCTTGACCCATTGATGGTTGACCAGCCTGTACTCTTGTTGTCAAAAGAATTCCTGCAATCGAAGCAAAGGCTCCGCAAAGCATAAACATTTGGGTTGTCACACGACTTATATTTACCTCCGTCCATCTTGCGATCTCTCGATCAGAACCAGTGGCTTTTATAGTTAAGCCCCAAACAGATCTTCGAAGAATTACTTCTCCGATAATCAAACACACAATGAAAAGCCAAAACGCCCAGGATACTCCAAGAGGTTCAGAATTCCCCAAATCAATCACGTTTTGAGGAAGTGGATAGATCGTATATCCTTTACTGATGGTCATTGCAAGTCCTCGAAAGATATACATTGTGCTGATTGTTGCCAAGAAAGGGCTTAAATGGGCCCGTAGAACGAGCTTGCTGTTCATAAAGCCACAGATAATGCCACATGCTATTCCGGCGCAAAATCCAGCCAATATACCGCCCTTAGAAGCCACAAAAATCGTACTTGCGACAACTGAAGATAGTCCTGCAATCGACCCAATTGATATGTCGATCATGCCAGATATCAACAAAAACGCCATTCCGATCGCGCACAAACCAGTAAAAGAACTTGCTCTCAAAATAACAATAATATTCTCTAGCGCTAGGAATTGTGGGTTTTGAACCTGAAAGAAGATCACAAGGAAAATGATCATCGAAAGTATCAATATTTCAGGAATAGAGAATATCTTTTTCATTGTTTCCATTGTAGGTTATTTTCCTTTTTTGGGAATAACCAAAACTGGAACTTCTTTCACGTTTGAAATTTCCCATTCACCTTTATGGTCTTTGAGATAAGCAAACTTCAGGTTGTTGATCATTTCTTCCCACGAACCATAAATTGCCAGAAATTGAGCAACATCACCATTTTGTTTTGTTTTGCTCATTTCCATTACCTGATCATCTATTCCTGCCATAAGTCGAGGAAGATACCAGTGAGTTACTTTTGGAAATCCATATTTTTCTGTGAAGTATTCATAAAGAGCAAATTCAGTGATCAGGTCATGTCCTCTCACCAGAAGATTTACTTCATCCAGAAAATCCATGATTACTTTTTCTGCTGTGTATCGGGCAGTATAGGGATAATAGTTGAAATCTCCCTTGTGATTTGGAAGTCTGTCATGGAAATACATCACTGGTTCTTCTTCAGCCTTTTTGAGAATATGATTTTGCTTGACATCATAATCGCTTTGAAGAGTGGTGATATAACCCGGTTTTAGAATATGTTCAAACACGTGTTTTGCATTTGCGATCAGTGATTTTATTTTTTCCTCACCAAGTTTATCAATCCAGGCTTGTTGAGTATTGTCCATTCGGACGATCAATTTACCACCATGCTTGAGTGCTTCGGTTTCATTTACAAGGCACATACAAACATGCCCTACATGAAGAAAACCGTTTATTGTTGGATTGAATCTACAGTTGTTCATTTGAAATTTCCTTTCCTGGGGTTTTGATATGTTCAATTGCTCCATCAGAACTTGGTTCTCCCCATTTTCGAGTTTTGTTTTCCTCAAGTTTCAAATAGGTGAGCTCAACCAATCTTGCAATTGGCACACAAAGAAATTGTGAAATTTCAAGAAGTAACATGAAGCAGTCGACAAGTTCTTTAATTGCATTCTGATGATTCTGATTGGAAATTTCATCTGAGAGTTCCTTTGTTTCTTTCTCCAGGTGTTTTGCAACTCCGATCAATGGTTGATCTGGAAATGTTTGTTTGACCCAGGCAATAATATGCCCCGAAAGTTTTTGAACCTCATTCATACATTACTCCTTTTTGTGATTTGAAATATCAAAATTTCCCAAATATGCGTTTTCGTTATATTCGGTTAATCTTTTCAATAATTCACTCCTTAAATGTTTTTCCATTGTTTCTTGAGTAAAAAGATCACAGATTTTTTCAAATAGTTTTCTTATTAAATTGTCATTTTCCATTACTGGAATCCCCATAAGCTTTCCTTGAATTAACAGTGGGGTTATTGCTGACTCAACTTTTTCTTTTACGATCAATCCCGGTGGAATTAAAGAGTCAAAGAATTTCCTACTCATAACAAAATAATTTATTCCTTCAGATTCGATTTTGAGAAACGAATTTTCAGATAAGTAAAATCTTTTTGTTACAAGAATTATCATTCTCTGAATAGGAATATACATTCTCAACCGAGAAATTACTTCTTCAAAATTTAAGATAGGAGTATTGTTACCTTGTGTACTTATATTTTGACCAAGTTGTAGGTCCATAATATCCTCTCTCGAAATGAATTGCACCAACTGGATTGCCCATTTCAAAACCGATAGATCGACCACTTCCATACCAGCGAATGTGTTTCATCCACCCATAACGATATCCAAGTTCCATGAGTTTTCCTGAACGGAAATAATTATGAAGTGGAATTAAAAACACAACGTTTTTTGCAATGTGAAGTGAATGATCAAGGAACTTCGTAAGAATTGAGTAGGGTGGGTTTGTAATAATCCAATCCATTTCTTCACTGAAGGAAAAGAAGTCAACTCCCTTTTCAATTTCACACCAAAATAATTCTTCTGTTTTTGGAAAGTTGTCAAATATTGCTCCTTCTCCCATACAGGGTTCGAGAATCTTTCCAGTTGGTTTGAATGTATTTACGAGATCGACAGCAACCCTTTTGGGAGTATATACAACATCACTTGGGTTGTCAGGTTGCATAAACATTTGAGGTTGTGACGGCATTTTATTGCTCCAAAACACTATGGAACTGATCAAATAGGAATTTGTGATTTTCCTGTATTGAAAACATCTTCATTGCATCAGGATAATGTTTTTTCATTGTTGCTCGATGTGCAGGATAATTTTCAATCATTTCTGATAGAGCTTCTTCCCATTCCCGGGGTTTATTTTCAACAAGCATAGACCCATTAATTTTATGCTCTTTATATGGATCCAATTCACTTGCCAACCACGGAATTGCACTGGCTGAATATTCTGCAATTTTCAACCAAGACCTTCTACGATCATACTGACCAGCCCCTGGAGCCAGCCCAATATCAAATTTGAACATTTCTCCTGGGTAAGTAAGTCGATCCGCTTTCACAACAATCGGTTTGAATTCCCGAAGTTTGTATGCAAGAAATTCATCACGAGAAACGATCATTAGCTGAATTCTGGATTTGTATTTTACATAAACCCTTCTGAAAGCGGTAAGAAGACCACTATCATACCAACAAGGAAAGTGATTTGCGCCACCACCCCAACCGATAGTAATCTTTCCTTCTCTTTTTGGAATTTGTTGATAAAGATCCTGATCAATAAAGTTTGGAATCCAGAGTCGATTTTCATTGAACTCTTTCCAATCATCAAGGATCAGTTTTGAGGGAGAAGAAATTGCGTCCATCAATTTTGTGTACCAGTCAAGTTGTTCAATTGGAGCATAAGGAATTGTGAATCTTGTTTCGCCTTTTCCCATGACCCCATTTATCCAAAAATCATAGGCTCCGAATCCGGGGGGAATATTTTTGTAAGAGTCGTCCATATCAAAAATGATCTTTTTCCCACGAAGACGCCAGTACTCGAGAGAAGTATAGATTTGGTTTGATACCAATCTCTCAATATAAATGATGTCTGCTTTTTCCAGAACTGGAATTGTTTGTGGATTTAGAAGATCATCAATGGGCATCATTTCCGTTTCGCAGTTTTCAAAACGGCGCAAAAAAGTGGATGGCAAATAAGATCTCCAGTGAGAACTATTCCATTCCTTTTGTCGATCTGCATATAAAAAGACTACATTCATTTTGTCCTCAATTCGTTGATAATAGATTTCCACGTTTCGGCAGATGTATTAACATGATGTTGTTTTGCAAGTTCAAGTCCAGCGCTAGAGAATCGCTTTCGGTTTTCTTCAGAAAACATTGTGTTTAAGGCGTTGTACCAACTTGTTTCATCATTATCAATTACGATCCCGGCACCAGAATCTTTATATGGCATATATGGATAAACATTACTTGCAATGAATGGTTTTCCGTTGACAATGGAATCAAGAATCTTTATGTCGCTTTTTCCGTGATTGAAAGTATCTTTAACCAATGGAATAAGCATAAGATCAAAGAAACTTAACTGGGCAGGATAATATTTATAGGGATAACTTGGCACAAAGATTTTTTGTTGTTCTGGAACCAATCGGAAGAATCGATAAATCTCAGGATCACATCCAATTGCGATTTGTGCGAGTGGTTGTTCTTTCAAAAATTGCATCATTGGCTTTACGATAACCTTAAAGTCTTCCCGATGCGTGATCGTTCCACTAAAACCATACCGAACATATTTTGATTTTCTTCGTGGAAAACAATTATATTGGTTATGTGAATTACACACATTAGGAATCACTACTGGATTTTCAATGAATTTTCGATATTTGAAATATTCAGCCAGTGGAGAAGTTGATACGGTTACAACATCAGCCAAAGGAAGAACCATTTCGAGAGCAATGATGTTTTTTGATCCTGGACCAACTGCAGTATATCCAACATGGCTTTTCGGAATTGCCCAAAAGTTATCGTCAACATCAATAATTATTTTTGCACCAGATTGTTTAAGGCTGAGAATTGCAGCATTCAAGGTTGCCATGGGACGAGAAAAGATATAAATTCCATCTTTATCAAGTGGAAGTCTTGAACCCTCTTTGATCGTTCCGGTATGGAGAATATAATCAAAATCTTTTGAAGCGATCATTTGAGACAATGGATATCTCAATCTTACTTCCTCTGATACTCCCCCATCACCATACGCATAGATATTCATTTGACTTCTCCTTGTAGAATAGATTCGATTGTTTTGATTACAACTGGAGTACATCTGTCACAATATTGTTTCTCTATTATTCTTTGTTCCCTCGCATTATTTTCCGTATTTACAATTGTATATTTTATTTGAAACAAATTGTACCCAAATTGTGCAACAGGTTCATGACAATTATCGCACGTTATAGTAATCATTTTGGAATTTCCTTTTTTTGTAATAAAGTGAAAATATCAATCGTTTTTGCGTTTTCTGCTGAAGCATCACGAATTGATCTTTGATTACCAAAAAACAATTTTTGAAGTTCGTTGAATTCTTTTACGTTTTTTATCGCCTCCTTAACTGCAGATTCTTTTTTATTACCATTCCAGGCATCGATTAATGAATTTTCATAATCTTTGGCATCCTGAATGGCAAGCCACAAAACACGCAATATTTTTTTACGTTGCTTCATCTTGATTCCACTCCCATAAACCAAGAGAACCTTTTGCAGAAATAGGTTCAATTTGGCGTATGTTTGAAAAAATCCAGGCATATCGTCCAGGCGTGTAATCTCCAAACTCTTTTTCTGACCCACCAGGAGGAACCTGATAGTTTTCAATTAAGCCATTTTGCTTCATATAAAAGCCACAAACAACTTGATCGGGAGTTGGTATTTTTACGCAGGTAACCAATCTAACCACCGCAATTATTTTCCCAAAAGGAAGTAAATCTCTTGGAATAGAACTAAGCGCATCAAACATTCCCGGTATTTTGTAAATAAAATCAATGCTTTTTTTGCTTTTGCTTGCGTGAATAGCCAGATCTCCGCGATAAGAAGTTGCCCAGGATCGAGTCTCAAATTGTTTTGCTCCTAAAGCAACCAATGAAGCCCAGGGTTGTAAAAGAGAAAGTGTTTTCATCTGTACCTCGTGAACATAATAGAATAGTAACCAAAATCAATACTTAATTCCGTTTCTTGTTTATGATATTTTTCTCCATTCTTGAAAGTTATGCCAAGCCCATCCATTTTTTGGGTAACGATCATTATTCCATATCGCCTGATATTATTTTTGTCTTTCAGGTCTTTAGAACTGTGAACTGAAATTGCAAGTCCATTTTTTTCACGCAGGATTTTCATTGGATCCCTCTACAAATACTGCATTTTTTGTTTTAGTTGTTATGAGATCGCAATATGGTTTTTGAGAAGTCATTCTCAATGCTCTATTTCTGCGTTCTTGGTGAGCAAGAGTCCAGGCTTCTTCAGATAAACGAACAAGAGTTGATCTATGTTTATCACTAAGCAATTGTAAACTTTTGAATGTGATTCGACTCCAGGAAATAAAACCGGATTCGTCCCACTTTTTCAAAAGAGTGCGATCATCCTCGTTTATTTTTAAAGAATGAATTAATCCAGCATAATCCACAACACAAGTTTCAATGTATAAAAGCAACGATCTTTCGTCTTTTGACATTTCTTCAAGATTCATTGTTTTATTCCTCTTCAGAAAGTGGTAACTCCGGACAAGGAGCTTCCCTATTTTGACCAGATGTTTCTTCGATAAGAGAACGCATTTGCTTTGCTACAGTTCCCAACATTGAGTCAACGCTTTGTTCAACATCTTCTGCGAATTGGGCATTTCGCAATAAATGTCTACAAGGTCTTTCGAGAATAACGGTGGCTATTATAGTCCAACCATCATTCCCATTCCAACAAACGATTTCATTTCCTCTCAACTGAAAGTGATACTGATTCATTCGGATTTCTCCTCTATTGGATGCCCCAGGCATCCTTCTCCAGAATAATCAAAGTTGTCACATTTTCCACAGGGAATTACAACGTGTCCTTGCTGAAGTTCGTCAAGAAGCGCTTCCCTTGCTTCACGATTGGTCATTACGGATCCATCGTCTTTTGTGAACAACCCTTTTGGATATTTATTCAGTGGTCTTGTGATAAACTGGCGCACATTCAGGTGCATGTGAACCGAACATCTAAGTCCCATTACCGTTTTGTAATCTGTTTTTTTGGTTAGGGCTTCACCAGATATTTTTATTGCTTCTTCAAAGTTTTCGTGTTCGGATTTTATACTTAGGGCAAGAGCATTGATTCTGCTAAGTGCTTTTTCGTATTTGGTTACCAATCCTTGATATTCATGTGGATTGTCTTCTCCCCAGATAAACTCTTGACCATGTTGATGCATGAGTTCGTTTTCCTGTCGAAGATTTTGTAACTCGAACTTCATTGCATCATGACAGGCAGAATTGCTAAAATGTTGGTAGAATTTTTCTCCACCATCTTTTATGTGTTCAACTAGAGTATATTTTTTATCACCACAACCACAAACAACACACTTGTTATTGCTCATTGTTTTCTTCCTTTATCGCATTTTGTAATGCTCGTCTTTTTACGATTGACATACTCATGTTGCCAACAACCTGATTTGGGGCAGAATCAATTCCTGCTTTTGGAATGGTTGCTTCATCAAGATAATATGGACACTCGAGAACGTCTTTGATCGCTTTTACACGAAGTTCCTCTATTCTTTTTTGTTCATCAATAAGAGTTTGATAATCTCCACATTTACAAAAAACATACTTTCCTCCTCTGGTTGAAGATTCCCAATACATCAACCAAAAGAATGTGTTTTTTCTCAATGCCATAATAATTTCTTCGTTACCTGACCAGCCACCAGTTGCAAAGGTATAAACCTTTTCTTCTTTTTTTACAAAATCGGGCCAGTGCCAAATAGATTTGATACCTTCAATAAATTCGTCCAAGTTATTATCGTCAACATTGAAGTCAGTAATTTTCTGAAGTTCTTCATCGGTAGGATAATCATCACTCACTGTCTAATCCTCCGAATATGCAGAAGATACACCAACCATAACGATTGAAGTAATCACAATATCTACAACGATTTATGTAGAAGATCATTTTTCTCCAGAATACTTTGTCCAACACTCTTTACAGACAGGAACCATGGCTCCAGTTGAAATTAAATGTGAATCGGTTTTGTTTTTTGGAAACCACCGAGAACACATAACACACCAGGTTGTCGGGAGTGAATCCCATAACCATTGAAAGAAAGTAAATATTTTATTCATGGTTTTCTACCTTTCAATATTTACAAAAGTGAGAGAATTCTTTGCCCGGGTAAAAGCAACATACATGATGTTTTGTTCCTGGATCTTTTCCCAATCTAGTTTTGCTTTTGGATGTGGCATGAGCTCGCGATTAATAATAAAAACATTGTCTGCCTCAAGTCCTTTTGCTTTATGGACGGAAGAAAAGGTAATATCAGGGATTGTGTCTGCAAAGACGCTGGCGATCTTTTGTTTCAAATCTTCAAGAGAGTGAACTTCTTTTGCAATGGCGAAAATAGTATCTCGTTTATCTTCAACATTTTGGATTGACATTTCTTTATGCTTTAAAGAGAATTTCTGGATCTCTTTATTGCAATATTCGTTCAGCATTGGATAAAGATTATCAATGTCAGTGACTCCGGCTTTTTCGATCATTGAGATCAAATTTGTACCGATCTCACGACCCTTAATTGAAACCTTTCTTCCTTTTCTGATCAACTTAAAAGCAGGAGAAACCAAGGGGGCGTTACATCTGCACAGAACAATATCGCCTTGTTGAACAAGATCAAGAAATTCATCTTCTGACATTTTTCCAATATGACCTTGTTTTGCTCCAGGGGCACACTCGATAGGAATGTTTGGAAACAATTCATTACATTGTTTTACATGAGACTTTGGACATCGATAGGTTATTGATAATGGCAATGTATCGGCTTTTAATCCACTGATCAGATTGGGAATTGCATCAACATCGGCACCACGAAAACCATAAATGGATTGATTGCGATCACCAACAGCAATAATTCGACCATCTGGTTTCACACTTCTCAGGGCAAGTTCGATTTGTGATTTGTTTGTGTCTTGTGCTTCATCAACAAACACATAATCGAATTTTTTCATCGGATAATCAAGAACAACTGGTAACCAACACATATCGTCAAAATCAACAACGTTTGGTCGTTTCGCAGTTTCGGCAATCATGGTTCGGACAATTGAAAACAAATATCCGGGATCATCAAGCATATCAATATCATGCCGGAAGCAAAGTTCTTCAAGAAGTTCGTCTTTTGGTTCGATCAAAGTTGCCTTTGTCAATGAAACCAAAGTTCTCATGGAAGAATAAAGAGTTGGGGCTTCTGGAAATAAATATTTATACATGTTACTTAATTTGTAATCCTTGATGTCGACACGACCAACATTTGCCATAATCGCTCGAAGTCCAACTTTGTGATAAGTTAATGCAGTAACATTGTCAGGGGTTCGCCTATTCAGTTCGTCTGCAATGTGAGTATTGAAAGCAACAAACAGAACATCTTTGTCAGAAGGAATAATACTTAATGCTTCAACAATAGTTGTGGTCTTTCCAGATCCAGCACATGCTTCAACAACAAGAGCTCGACTTTTGTTTTCTTTTATCCAGTTATAGATAGCTTGCTGGTATTTCGATGGTTTGAAAGTCATTTTTCTACCTCTTTGAATTCCCCATCGACCACATCTCCGTCTTTGGGTGCGGGTAATGCTTTTTCGATATTATCTTCATGCCATGCCTGGGATACGGTTCTGTTTTGGTCATAAAGCATAAACGGCATCAAAGCCATGTAT